CTTCCAGCCCCTTCTTCCGCTCGCGGAGTTCCGCCTTGACCTGCTGGCTGGTGGCCGCGTGGATGGCGGCGTTCATGTTCCTGATGGAATCGGCGCGTTGGGCGATGTTCCTCTGGCGTAGGTTGAACTCCTCCTCAAGGTTCTTCGCCTGTTCCTTGTGGCCGACGCGGATAGCCCCCAGCATCGCCGAGGCGTAGTCCTTCTTCATCTGTTTGGCGGACTTCTTGATGCCTGCTTCGAGCCCGTCGGTCGCCGCACTGTCGATGGTGTTCTCAATGTCGCGCTGGGCGCGGTCCAGCCCCTTGATGTTGAGCAGGAGGTCACCAGCGATCTGTACGGGGGTAGGCATGTAGGCTCCTCAACTGGGAAAGCCCATAGAGAGGCTATGGCTTGAGGGTGGGTCTTCGACGGGAGATCTTGTCCTGTAGGGACTCCTTCGGAGAGGCATTCTCCCCGATAGGCTCGGCGGCTTCGGGACGGCCCGAGGCTCCGATCCACCCGACCTCCACGTCCGTCTGGACGTACTTGTCGAAGCGGTCCCTGTCGGGATCATGGTGTTGCACACGGGCTGCGGGCTGATTCAGCAGGTCAGGGTTGATCTCGGCCAACTGCTCGGGCGTGTACCCGACGATGGTTGTCCGACCGCTGATCTGGCGGGCTTCCGCGTTCTCCTGCGCCTTGCGCCACGCGGCCTCGCGTTCCTGGCGAGCCTTCTCCAGCCGTGCTCGGTGGTACTCCTTGTACTGCTCGACCATGAGGTCGTGGTAGTCCTTCTCGCCCCGGACGGCGCGCATCAGTTCGTCCTGCATCTCGTCCACGGTCTGGGAGGCGTGGACCTTCGGCACCTCAAAGGTCTGCCCGTTGACCGTGACCGTGATGGGCTTCTGCTCCTCACGTTCGCCGCTGATGATCCAGTTGACCGCTTCCTCGATGGCTCTCTGCTTGTGGGCCTTGCGTTGCTCCTCCCACCTGTCAGTGGATTTCTTGAGTTCCTTCGCGCCCTTGTTCGACATCGAGCCGACGATGCTGCGGGTGTGTGCCCACTGGCGCAGGTCCGCATCAAAGCGGTCTTCCGCCCGGTTGTAGGCCGTCCACATTCGCTGCACGACGTTCTGGGCCCTCTGTGGGGCTCCCTGGTTCTTCCACAGGGTCCGGGAGTAAGGCTCGTTGCAGAAGGCGTGCGCGATGCGTGCAGCCCGTGCGAGCCGATTCCGCAGCCCGATGATGTACGGGTGGTAGACCTCGACGTGCTCGTGCCGGGTGTTCTCCAACCACTCCTTGAAGATGTGGTAGGCGGCGTTCATGTCGCCTGAGTCGATACGGTAGCCGTTGATCATGTGGACGGATGCCGCGATGTGGTGACGCTTCCAGTTGGTCCCGTCTGCGGTCGCTCGCATCAGGAAGTCAAACCGGTTGTGCGCGGACATCGTGCGGAAGACCACCACGGAGCCTTCCATGGGCACCATCTGGTGCAGGAAGCCCGTCGTGATCAGTTCCTCTACGTCCTGGTAGAGGAACCGTCTGTTGTCCGCCTCTTGGAGCAGCGCCTCCTCGGCGGCTTCGCGTAGGAGATCCTCACGATCCATTGGGCACCATCATCGCGATGGCTTGAAGTTGGGGTTCTCCGTGCTCCTCGGCCCCTTGCCTTTGCCCTTGCCCTTGCGGGCTCCCTTCTTCGGGGACGGTGCGCTCTCACGGCCACGGGGAGTCAACTCCTCCTTCGGCAGTCGGTAGGCTTCCACGCCCTGCTCGGGAGAGGCGACCTCGACGGCCTCGCGGAAGGGGTCACGAGCCTCGGTCGCCGCGCTCTGGGCAGCCAGTGCTGCTTGCCTCCGGGCCTCCATGATCCGGGCCTCCATGATCCGGGCTTCCTCGGCAGCGAGGACTTGTGGGTCGTCCCCATCTCCGAAGGACGACATCATCTCGCCGGGGACAGGAGTGCCGCTCGACGAGGGGAACGCGGACGGCGGGGGAGACGACTGCGGGATCACGGACTTGCGCTGCTCCCTGTGTACGACCGGAGCCTCGGGCACCACCACCTTCTCCTCGACGGGAGGCTCGGGGGCGGCTTTTTGCTCAACGACAGGCTCGGCAGGCTCCTCAATGGGCTTGCCTTGCTGCTCGGGATCACGGATGGCGGCCTCTCGCCGTTCTCGGGCCAGGATGGCCTCGGCTTCGGCTCGCATCGCTGCCGTCTCGGCCTGCTCCTCCAGGGCCTTGCCCGCCTCGACGAGTTTGGTGATCTGGTGGGCCGTGATGCTGGGGTCACCCTTCGCACGGGTCTCGCGGTCCTGCTTCAAGGTCTTCAAGCGAGCCTCGACCCGCTCGATTTCTGCATCGAGGTCCGGGAGCGTGGTCTGGGCGATCTTGTCCGCCTCGTCGGCGATCTTCTGCACCAGGTCACCGTAGCGGGTGAAGCAGACGGTGATCATGGCGCGGGACCACTCCTGGACGATGCCACGCATGGCGATGCCACGCGGCACCTGGACGGGAGTACCGTTCTCCAGGGTCTCCCCGGTCGCGATGTACTTCTCGTTGCGGAGGTCCAGGTCGTTCACCTGGACGATGGCGTTGGCGATGATCTCGATGCGGAAGCGGTCGAAGTAGTCCATGGCCGCAGCGCGGGACATGTTGTCGCTGGACGACAGCCCCTCCTGCGCCTGGATGTCCTCCAGCACAGACGCGGCGTACCGCTGCACCTGCACTTCCTCCAACGGCAGCAGGGGGCGCAGCGTGACGCTGATGTCGTCCACCTCAAAGGTGAACTCCTCCCGCCCCATCTCCGAGAGTGGCTTGAGCGCGTTCTTGAGGGTGTTGAGGTCAAGCATAGGTGTTCCTCCGACGGGAGACTGTACCCCCGTCGCGTGACTACTGACCCCGGCGTGGTAGGGTCACGCATCGTTTTCGGCCACCCCTGATGGCCAGAAACGCAGAAGCCCGAGGGAGCCTCACGATCCCTCGGGCTTCGTCCGTCTTCCGCGAGCCCATCCCGCAGCGAACAGAGGCTGGGCCTCAGCAGGGAACACGCGGCGGTTTCTCGTCCCGTCGGTGATCCAGATGCGACCCTTCTGCTGCCGCGAGATCAAGGCACGGGTCTCGGCGCTGTGCTCTGTGGGTTGCTCGGCAGCACGGCGCTTCGCAGACTCACTCATGCGAGCCAGGGTCTCAGGGGTGTTCTTGCGGCCACGGTGCGCCGCCGCCCGCTTCTCGATGTGCTCGGGGGTCTGCTTCTTGCCCGTGTTGTGTGCCGTGGCCTTCGCCGCATTCCGGGCGAGGATCACAGGGTCGGTGCAGGTGTTCCGTGCGAGGGACTGGCGAGCCTTCTCCACGAGGTCAGGGCGTGTGCTGCGCGTCTCGGACATGCGCCGACGGGTCTCCTCGGAGTGCGACACGTTCCCGGTGTACCTCTCCGACCGACGCTTCCTACGCTCGGGCGTCCACTCGATGTGGTTGCCCCCACAAGCGTGGGGGGAGAGGTTCACACACCGTGGATTCCCATGGTGTTCGTCGAGCCATGCCTGCTCGGCTTCGGTGAGGTCGCCGTCGGTAGGCATGGCCTCGGCCCGGAACACGCCGTACTTGTCGAACGTGGCCTGCATCCGGCGGTTCGTGTGTGTCCCGCCCTGCAAGGCGACCTCGTGCTGCCGCCATCGTCGGGCATAGCAGGTCGTCCGACCACCGTAGTAGTGAGGCTCGTCCTCGTCGGAGAGCCAGATCAAGTAGAGCCCCCCACCGGACGGCGGGGTATCGTTGGGCAGCATCGCTACCTCCGTTCCAGGTTGTCGATGTCAGAGGGTCAGGGGAGTTGCCGCTCCTCTGGCCCTCGTCCTTTGTGGGATCACCCGAAGGTCGATCCGTAGATGAGAGAGCCGGTCTGTTCGAGGCTGGGGTCATTTCCAGTCGCGAGAAACTCGCCGTACTGGACGCTGGAGAAGTCGTGGACGTCGGTGATCGTCATGGTCCCGGACTCCATGACCATCGCGGTGTCCTTCTGGAAGGACGTGTTCCAGTCACCCCACCAGCAACCCTCGTAGTAGGTGATCAGGATCTGGTGTGCTCCCGGCTCGGCACCGCTGCCGGTCGGGCCGCCGCCACCCAGAGCGCCGTCGTACTTGAGCGTTCCGTAGGAACCGAACCCGGTCTCGACGCCCGCACCGTCACCCGAAGAAGTCAGTTCCTTGTCGGCGATGACCGAGAAGACGATCTGCTGCTCGACGTCGAACGGCCAGCGGTGGTGCCGCAGCGACCGGACAGGGCCGGACACGCCGGAAGCGTAGCCAGTGCTCTGCCACAGGTTCGACAGGTAGAGCATCGTGCGCTCGACGGAAGCCGTCATCGGCTCCGTGTTGCCCGGCACGAGTTCCGCGATGATGTCGCCGAAGCCGATGCCGCGCACAGGCTCGATGGTGCGGGACTCGGTGGGTCCGAAGTTGCTCAGGACGCCGATCTGGAACAGACCGCGTCCACCGTAGGCGGGGGCAAGCACGCGGACCTTCTGCGTCACAACACTCCGGGTGTTGGGCGAGGTGCCGAACTTGTAGATCTGCGACGACCCTTGGATGCCGCTCTGTGGATTGAGGTCTGTGTTCGCCATGAGTCACTCCGGGGTGTGTCTATGCGGGGAGTATAGCCGGACTACCGAACCCCCCAGGATCAGGTCCAGGAGGACCATGAGATCTTCTTGCCGCCGTCGTACTCGCGGGCCAGGCCCTCGTCGATCAGCACCTGGTTGACGCATGAGCCGTCCTCGGCCCACACCTTGACCAGCAGCCTCCCGTACTTGTCGGGCTTCGCTACCGAGTGCAGGATCACCGTCTTGCCCAGGACCAGGTCTCGGACCCGATCCCTCGCCGTGTACGCGGCTTCCTTCTCGGCTGCGGACTTCGTGCGGATTTCTGGGGTGTCGATCCCCAGCAGGCGGCACTTGGCCTTGACCTCGATGGACAGACCCAGATCAAGGCTGACCGTGATGGTGTCTCCGTCGTACACGGAGAGCACCTTGGCCCGGTAGACATACGGCGTGGGAATGCTGACAGGCAAGGTAGTCCTCCTGTCTGAGCGGGATCATAGGCGGGGTATTGGTTTTTCTTCCTCTGGGGGGCACTGATCCTGCTGCGTTCCGGTATGAGGAGCCATCACCACGGAGGGCATGTGTTCCGAAAGTACTCCTGCGACTGCATCGGCTTTGAGGTCACCGACGACAACGGGGACCGTCACGCATACTGCGTGTGGTCCTGCGATGCCCCGACCGACAGCCCGGACGTGGGCATGTGGGAGCGCCCCGGCCTGCTGGAGAAGACCAGCGAGCCTGTCCCCTTCAAGCGCACGGTCGAACTGCTCAATAGCATCGACCGCTACATCAGCGACGGCGACAGGTTCCGCGTCCTGTGCGCTACGCTCGGCGTCAACGCGCCAGGGCGGGGGTAGAGTGGCCCATGGCTGACAGCGACGACAAGGTCATCGACCTCGACAGACACCGCATCCGGCTCGCCCTTGAAGGCAAGCCCGGAGCGCCGGACCTGGACACCACGCCCGTTGCCTACTTTGAGGTGGTGTGGGGCGAGGAGGTCTACGGCTGGAACGCGGTCTGCGTGGACATGGAGGAGTTGCGGAAGGGTGTCCCTGCCGCTGACCTGACCCTGCGCCAGCCTGAGCGAAGCAACGAGGTCGAGTTGATCGTCCGCCACCTGCGGACCATCGCCAACGACATCGCCCTTCAATACCGACTCAATCATCTGCTTGATCCCCACCCCGACGACGAGCCTGTGCGGCTCGGCGGACAGAAGGACGGCGAGGAATGAGCACTGCTGCCATCTACAAGGTTGTGTGGTCCAATGAGCACAACTCCGGCGAGTTGCCCGACGAGTACCAATGGGAGGTCGTTCGTGTTGACCCCCCGATTCCCAACCACCCCTTACACGAGGAGAAGACCCATGAGCATGACCGACAAGATTGACCGCATCATCGCTGACCTCCAGGCTGCCCGTGCCGACGCTGAGAAGTGCGACGGCGGCAAGGCTGGAGCACCCGGCACCCGGCTTCGCAAGGCCGCGAGCCAGGCGAGCAAGGATCTGGCCGAACTCCGCAAGGACGTTCTGGCTGCGCGGGGCTAATCACCCCCCAGCGATCCAAAGTCGCACCGATAGCGGTGAAACTCTGACCCTCTGCGCTGTAAGTGCAGAGGGTCTACTGCTTTTTGGGGCTGTGGGCCTTCCGGGTGTCCCTTGCAGCCTTCGCCATGGTGTCGGCCTTCGACTGCTCCTCACCCTTGCGGAGCCGGACCAGGGCCTTGCGGTCCTCGGCCTTCATGCGGCTGTTGCCGAACAGGGTCATCTGTCCCGTGTCTCGGTCCTGCCAGCGGGAGGTGAGGCCCGTAGCGCCCGGCTTGTACGCCTTGACCAGTTTCGGGTCCATGTGGCGGATGGCGATGTCCCAGATCATCGACAGGTGGGTGCCCGCGCTGATCAGCAACGGCTGCCCGTTGTACATGGTGCTCTGCCGCTCCTTGAACAGCAGGATGCCTGACCCGGTGCGGAGTTCCAGGTCGAAGTAGTGGACCGGCATGGGCGTGGCGGGGCGGTCGAAGTTCATGATCAGCGGGATGGCCAACCGGAGGTCACCCGCAACGCTGCCCTCGACCCCCTTGATGTGACCCCACCCCTTGATGAAGACGTCCAGGTCACGAGTGGCGATCAGCCGCTCCAGGACTTCCTGTTCCGTCTCGGACATCGGGGTGTAGTTGCTCCCCTTGATGCCTCCAAAGCGGTTCTTGTCTGCGGCCATGGTTGCTCCTTCGCCCCCGGATCATACCCGTGAGACGTAGCAGGCTCGGGGTCGGCCCTTCTTCTCCCCTGCGTAGAAATCCAGCATGGAGCCGATGACCGGAGTGAAGGGCTCTACCAGGTCACTCCGGTGCAGGAAGTACAGGTCTGGGCCGCGCTCGATGAAGCCCCAACCCTTCACGGGGTCAAAGGACTTCACGGTCCCCCGTAGCCGCGTAGGCGGCTGCTTCCGCTGCACGGATGCTGCTCGGGGGGAGCGTCCCCCTGGGACCACGTCTGGAACCTCGACCAACTCCCCCGCGATGGGGAGCGGTTCGCCCGGATGAAGGCGCACGAAGTCCTCCACCCGAAAGTACACTCGATCTGTGATCCCGCCTTCACCGACGGGTTGGCAGAAGCCATAGCCATTCACCATCGAGTAGAGGTCCACTCGCATGGTGGGCATCCCGTCCTCCAATAGGTACGTCGCGGCGATCACTCGCTCGCGTACAACGCATCGAGGATCTGAGCCTTCGTCCATCCCCCCTGGAGTTCCACACCAGCGTCCTCGGCAGCAGCGATCAACTGTGCCTTCGTGTTCGCCAAGGTCAACTTCTCCGCTTCCGTCTCGGGAGCAGGGGCAGGGGCAGGAGCAGCCTCAACGGCGGGTTCCGGTGCGGGAGCAGGGGCGGGTGCTGCTTCCGGCTCGGGGGCAGGCACAGGCTTGTGCATGACGGGGGTTCCGCCACCAGTAGGGGGACGACGGACGGCCCGCTGGATGTTCTTGAGGTTGATGATTGCCATGTGAGGTTCCTCTCGGTTCAAGGTTTCGGGACTTCCAGCCATACCCCGGCTCGGACTTCCTTCTTCTGGATGTTGTCGTCCATCGTCGTCTCGTCCACCTTCGGCCACTGGAAGTAGTCGGGGTGCTTCTGAGCGAGAGCGGTCAAACGCTCCTGTGACACCTGGTCCATGGTGGGGAGCAGGTCGAAGTACTGGCGTCGAGCCACGGGGTTGTTGCGGACGGTCCACAGAATGAACTCGTCCTCCAGCACAGCAGGGTTGCCGGGGTACTTGACCCGCACCACGCGCCCATCCGGCAGCGTCTCAAGAGTGGTCGGACCGCCTTGCAGTCCGTTCACCTGCGCTGCGCCGAACGTCCAGAATCCGTAGGGCTGTGCTTGCTGTGCCATCTGGCCTCCACACAAGAGAATCCCATAGGGACACTACCGAGGCGGGAGTTTCTTTGTGTGCAGCGGGGTGCTGGTAGACACCTCGTCCCGCAGCCGTCGGCTGGGCACGTCGTTCTCGGGCCGGGCTTCCGTGTTCCGGGCCGCAGAGATCGCTTCCATGATCTTCCGCTTCTGGCGTCCGAGGAGACTGATGTCGAGACCCAACCCTTCGGCCTCCTTCCGCAAGGCATCCAGTGAGGGGAGTCCCGCCCCTCCGGGCGCGGTCGTGACGTTGGGGTCGTGCCGTTCCTTTGCGTAGGAGATCCGCAGGCACACGGACCCGTCGGCCCCCACCTCGATGGAGGCGTTTCCACGGCGGCGGTGTCCCTTCATCATGTCCTTCGCTGCCAGAGCGACGAGGCTGTTGTCCGCGAGTGCCTCGTTGGCTCGGCGGATGGCCTCACTGGCCTCCTTGACCAACGTACCGACAGTCGTGAAGCCGTCGCCATCCGGCACGGCCACCGACAGCAGCGCGGACCGGAAGGGCTCCTGGACCGGGATGTCTACGGGTTTGAGTTTGCGTGTCACGGCTGTACCTCCCTCCATCTGTACCCGACAGCAACCAAAGTCCACCCCCCTGTCTCGTAAGCGGGGGTCAAACATAGCCCTCGATGGGTACATTTCTTTCACACCCACCCCAAAGTGAGGGCATCCGATGAACCACAAGGCGATCTGCTTCCTGGACACTGAAACCACCGGCCTCGACCCGCAGAAGGCCGAGGTCATCGAGGTCGCGGTGATCCGCCGTGATCCTGATGGCACCGAGACTCGGTTCCACACGCTGATCAAGCCTGAGCGCATCGAGGACGCCCACCCGAAGGCGCTGGAGGTCAACGGCTACGCTGATGATCCCTCACGCTGGGACGACGCCCCGACGATGGCCGAGGTCGGCGACCAGATCGCGGACATCACGAGAAACTCGGTCATCTGCGGCCACAACGTCTCGTTCGACGAGGCCATGATCTCGGCCAACTTCAAGCGGTCCGGGGTCAAGCGCCGCATCCCGTACCACAAGATCGACACCGTGACGCTGGCCTGGGAGCACCTGGTCCCCATGGGACTGGAGCGCATGAGCATGGATCGCATCCGGGAGTTCCTCGGTTGGTCGAAGGAGGGGGCCCACACGGCGATGAAGGACGCCGAGGACGCCATGAGCCTCTACGACCTGCTGTGCAGGATCACCCCGGAGAGGCGGGAAGACCTGCGCCGCTACCTGACCATCAAGAAGATCCACGACGAGTCCGAGGAGGAGACGCCCTGGATCTGGGACGACTACCACTCCCCTCCACAGGGTGATCAGGGCAAGTCGGAGGAGTAGGTGTCCGCAAGCACCCCTGTCGTGCGTCTCCGGGATAGCACACACCACAGGAGTGCCCATGGGGTCTTCCTGCGGTCCCCTGACCCCGATGGTGAGGGCGGCATCTACTGGTGGTCGCGGTAGGGAGCCTATGGGCGATGGTTAGAGTGAACCCTCAACCCGGAGCCTCTCATGCCTTCTCGTTCCACCACTTCTGAGTACCAGCCCTCTCCCCCCTTCAACCGTCTGCGCGTCAAGGGCAGCGGATCCAGCGAGAGCGCCATGCCCGCCAACGGTGTGACGGTGGCCAACACCACCAACACCGTGCGCCCCAACGCTTGCTGTGCGCCGACCTCGGCCACCACCGGGAACATGCCGAAGATCACGCCGCGCTTCTCGGCGTAGCCTTTCCGACTCCTGCTCCCTGCGGAGTCAGAAGCCCTCGCCAATCCGGCGGGGGCTTCCTCGTTTTAGGACAGGGCAGAAATCAGGTCGGTCTTCTTCATGGACGAGTAGCCCTTGATCCCACGCTCCTTCGCGAGGGCCTTCAACTCGGTGACCTTCATCTTGGTCAGGTCCACCGCCTCGACGACCTCCTCCACGGCGTCCTCGACGGCTTCGACAGCCTCGACGACTTCCTGCTTGATCTCCTCCACGGTCTCCTTGACCTCGGCGACATCCTCAGCGATGCGCTCGGGCGGCTTCTTGCCGAGGCGTCGGAACGCCTTGACCAGGGTGGCCCATGGGGTGCAGGTCTTCTTCCGGGAGGAGCCACGCTCGTGGCCCTTGACCATCTTCTTGGCGATGCGCTTGTTCATCAGTCTTCCTCGTGCTCCTGCATGGCCTGGATCAGCAGACCTCGCGCAACAGCGTTCAATGGGTCCGAGGCATGACGGATTTCACTGACCTCGATGGGGAATCGCTTCCGCTTCTTCTCAAACACCTGCTCAAAGAAGGGCAGGAAGTTGCCAGCGAGGGACGTGCCGCCGCTGACCACGATGGGAATCGGCTTCGGCAGGGCGAAGCGGTCCTTGATCTTCATGAACTCGCGGGCCGTCTGGTCCACGCAGTACTCGATCAGGCTCTTGTAGTAGAGGGCGAGGGCTTCTTCCTCACGGGACTTCGGGTCCATGAGGTCGATGCCCTTCTCCTTGAGGGCGCAGATGCGGCTCTGGGTGCTGCCGGTCGCCTTCGCGGCCCCAGCGTCGATCCAGTCGCCACCACGCGCCACGGAGAAGCACAGCCCCTCCACGCCCGAGACGGCGAGAGCGAGGTTGCACATGCCGGACCCGAACGAGATGCCCAGACCGGAGAAGCCGTCGGCGGCAGTCTCGGCGTAGACGATGGCCATGGCCTCGTTGCCAGCGTAGGCGTCGAACCCGCACTCGCTCACGATGCGCTCAAACACCCCTCGGTGGTAGACGACATCGCGGTCGGCATCCACGGGAGCGGCGGGCACGGAGAAATAGCAGGCTTCGTCCTCGGAGACGGGGTCACCGAGGACGTTCTTGATCATCACGCCGAGGACATCGAGAGCATCCATCTCACCCGCCGAGATCAAGCCCTGCGACAGTGGACGCCGGGCCTCGCGACCGAAGACGTTGGCCATCTCCATGGCGGCATCTCCGACGACGATGATCCCGTCCTCTCCGTGGTCAATGAAGTTGACTCCAGACAACTTGAGCATTCGCTTCGCCCCTGCGTCGAGGTCCAGGAACGCATCACGCATCCGGCTGGTCTCAACCGACCCATCCGTGGTGCGCCTGGCCGAGACGATGTTCATGGTGCCAATGTCCAGACCGACACCCAGGGGGGCTTGCTTCTTCGTTGCCATGTGATTCTCCTACGACTTCTTCTTGCGGAGGGCCTTGAGGGCGGATGCAGCGTCATCCAGCCCACCAGCATCAGCAGAGGAGTCGGACTTGACTGTGAGGTTTTCTGTGTCAGACCTGACAATACCCGTGGGAATGAACAAGGGCTCCTCGGGCCCGTTGACCACGAGGTCTGTAGGTGACGAGGCTGAGGATGCGGGGGCGATCTGGGCCGTCCGCAGGGCTTGTGACACGGCCTGCTGGACCACCTCCTCGATGCCCGCCGTAGGAGCGGCGCTGGGCGCGGCGTTCGCCAGGAGCGTCTGCATCTGCGAGGTCATAGCAGCGATGGCCTGTGCAGCGGCCTCGGTGGCGGCCTTCTCGACCATCGCCTGAGCCTGCTCCGCTGTGACCCCCTCCTTGACCACTTCTTTGGTCGTGTGGTGGACCGTGTTGTGGCGAGGCACCTTGCTCGGACGGGACAGCCCAACCGTGTGGATCTTCGGCTTGTTTGGGGGGTCTTGAGACACTCGGCACCTCTGGCTGGAGGATACCCGCACCTTCCCCAGCCTTATGAGGGTCTGGAGACAGGCGGATCGCTTGAAGTCCTCCTGTTCGATCCACACCGGACCTGGCCCGACGGTGATCCCGAGGTCTTCGATGGGGGTTGGTTTGTCGGCATCCACTCGCAACGGCATCAAAACAGGTCTCCTTGAGTGAGGGCCAGTTGGACGATCTCCTCGGCCAACTCCTCCATCACCCTTACCCGCCCCTTCTTCACACCTCGCTCGATGAAGGTGTACCGAAGAAAACCGGGGTGGATCCATGCGTCGGCTGTGGTCATTGGAGCCGAACGGAAGATCACGGTCCCTTCCTGGGTCACCAGAGGCACCGTCTTGACCTTCGGCTGCATGAGCCAGGTCATCGGGAAGGGCTTCGACGCACCCTTCTCCCCCGGCTTCGCCATGTGCTGCTCGGCTGTGGGCCAGTCCGAGACGATCTCGATCTGCTTGTTGGAGATCCGGTACGAGAAGGACTCCACGAACTTGCGGCTGTCAGGGATCGGCACCGGCTTGCCTCGGCCCCGGAGGCCAGCCGTCTTCGCCATGTCCTTCATGATCTCCTTCTTCACGGAGTCGAGGATGATCTCGGCGGCCTTCCTGAGCATGGTCGGCGGCATCTGGACTGCGTTGGGCGCATCCCGCTTGAGCAGGGGCTTCCCGTAGACGCCCCGGAGCCGCATGTTCTTACTCACCGAACACCTTCCATAGGGTCACACCCAGCGAGATCACCGACAGGACGGATCCCATGATGGCCAGGCGCTTGCTGAAACGCGCCTGGGTGTAGGCGTCACCGAGGTTGTCCCGCTTGATCTTGTAGTCGAAGTGGTCCATCGGAGTCAGGCCGGGGACGCGCTCAAAGAAGTCTTTGCACTCCCGCTGCTCAAACACGTCGTCGTCCATGAGGCGGTGCTGATACCAGAGGCACACCCCTGCGTATTTCTGCTCGTGGTGGTTGTCAGGGTACTTCGACCACAGCCCACATCGTCCGCATCTCGCCATGACGGCCTCCTACAGGGAGATCACCATAGGAAAGGTAGCGGGATCAGTGCTCGCCTTCGCCCAGGATGGCGAACGTGGGAGTCCCTTCCCCCACCCATGCGCCCGACGTGTTGAAGCCGAACCAGTCACGAGCCGCGTCGAAGTCGCAGTCCAGCCACTTCATGATGGCCTCCAGGCACTTGTCGATGTCGTAGACGGCGACGTGGACGCGAGCCTGGCGGGGCCAACTGTCGTTGGGGTCATCCGTGACCCCGATCAGGGCAGGGTCGTAGACCTCACGAGGCTCCAGGAGCATCGCGTTGGGATTCAGTGTCTCCAACTCCCGTAGGACTTCCTCGACGCTCACGACCCGCTCCTTGCTATGCGCCATCCTACCCTCAGCACCACAACCGACACACCTGTGTGCCCTTGTCGAGCACCTGGAGGAGATGTGCGATGGCGAACCCGCTCTTGATCTCGTCGCCGGAGTACCTGAGCACGGTGTAGCCCATGTCGTACATCGCCAACGCCGTTGCTTCGTCGTCCGCCATCTTCACGGCGGGGTCGCCGTGGACGGCTCCTGGACCGTGGAACGCCACGCCGTCGCACAGCACGATAGCCTTGCTTGACCCCATGACGACCTTGATGTCGGCTTCCCGGCGGACCTTCTTCCCACCGACAGTCACGGTCATCCACTCGTTACGACCACACGGCTCGACACCGCAGTCCCGCATCTGCTCCACGAACAGCCGCTCCAGACCGCTGCCGAGGCGGGCCTTCTCCCGGTTCTTGCGGGCAGTCCTCACCCTCCGCTTCCTCACCCTCCGCTTGTACTTGTCCTCGCTGCCGACCACCTGCACGACGAGTTCTCGCGCTGCGGTGTAGTCGAGTCCTGTGGCCATGAGGTCACGGACACCACCACCGCTGGCGATGATGTCCGCCGCACTCTGTAGATGTTCCACGGGGTCAATCTTGGGCTTGTAGCCCACAGGCCACCGCGCCTTGCTGTTCCCGCACTTGGAGTGGGTGCGAGGGTCAGGCGTCTTGTCGAAGCGAAGTGCCTCGTACTTCCGCTTGCTCATGGTCTGCCGCAGCCGCTCACACCGAGGACATCGCTTGGAGTCCTTCAACCGCTTGTCGGTGATCTCAAACAGGTCACCGCACTTCCGGCACCGCAGGGTCGCCCGGTACTCGGCTCGCCATGCGTGCCATCGTGCCTTGAAGGCTCGGTGTGCCTCGTCGGGGTTGTGCCTCTCCGAGAGGTGTAGACCGAGGGCGTTGTAGTTGCGGCTCACCTTCCCGCAGACCTCGCATGGTCCGAGGAAGGGAAGGGTATGGTCGTCCTGCATGGTGAACCTCTGGTACAGGTTTGCTTTGCAGGAGGTCGGGTGTTGCAGCACTCGGCCTCCACCCTTCTGGGATCATAGGATCACTACCGGGGGCTACTTCTTGCCGCCTCCAGCACCATACTGAATATGCTGCCACACGGGAGTCCTGCCCCTTTGTTCCCTTCCATCGGGAATCTTGGCAGCCTCGGACATCATCGGGGTTGCTTGATGCGAGTAGCCAACCGGGTACGGCTCGGCGTCCTCGCACGGTGCGTCTTCGGGGTTGCTGTAGCGGGTCTCAGGCCACGGGAGGCGTTCCAACTCGCCCATAGGCACCCGGTAGCGGATGTCGCCCGTGTCCAGGTAGCCGATGGCGAACGCTTGCTGGAGGATCAACCCACGCACCTGGGTCCGGCGCACAGGGCCTACAGCGTACCGCTCACCGTTCTGCTTCACGATGAAGTCCCGCTGGGAGAGCATCGGGGTCGGCCCGATCCAGACCTCGTACTGGTGCTCCAGTCGTCGTCCGTTGGGGGTCTGGGTCACGCGCCGGTCTGCGTCGTCCGGGGCGATGATGATGTCGATGGGCCCCTCGTAGCCTCCCACGAACCCGGTGCCGTAGCACTCCAGACAGGTGTTGGAAGGCTGCTGGCTGTACTCTTGCAGCCGCTCGTCCCACACGCAGTCGCACTTGACCCCGGTGACCCTGCGGAGGAACAACTTCACACGCTCCCCACCCTGCTCCAGAATCCAGCGGTTCCGGCGCACAGCCTCACGCCAGATGTAGTCGAACCGCTCGCTGTTCATCGGCGAGATGGGCTCGGTGTACCCCAGCGGAGTCTCGATCAGTCCGGTCGGACTCTCGCCCGTGGGGTCAATGGCGACCGTGGTGAGGCGGTAGAAGACCTTGTGTCGCTGGTCCAGGGTGTTGACCAGGGTGTCTCCCCGCTTCCAGTAGTAGTTGATGGTGACCACGCTCGTCGCCGTGGGGGCGGTGAACGTGACCCACGACTCGGTGCTCGGATCCCACACCGGGGTCGTGTCGAGCGTGACCTGGCCGTTGGGGCCGAACACGGCGGCCACGGGGGTCCGTGATCCGTCGATGTAGACCTCGACGTCGAAGGGTGAGTCAGCGGCGACGGCGTTCCCGGTGCGCTTGACCATGGGCCGATTTCTCGTCTGGAGCCGCCACACGTCCTTCTGGTTGGGGGCAGAGCCTCGGTAGATCCAGCCTGTGTCCCATGGGATCACCTCGCCGGTCGTCTCCACGATGTCCGTGCGGTCCCGGTAGAAGTTCGTCATCACCGGGATGCGGTTGACCCGGAAGTACGGGCCGCGCTCTCCGGTGTCGCTGCGGTAGACGTTGACCCCGAGGATCTGCCACTCGCTGTTGGACTTCCCCTCGCAGGGGACGCCTGTGCCGCCGGTCGTCTGAGAGTCGCTGAGGTCGAACGCCGTGGTGTTCGTCGTGGTGATGGTGATCCCATCACCCATCGTCCCGTCCTGGAACGCGGCGATCAGCACGATGTCGCCGGACACCGTGGCCGACACGAAGCCCAGGTCGTTGGTGCTGTCGTTGATGGCAGCAGCGATGCTCTCGGCGGTGTTGAAGTTGGTCGGACCGACGCCGAAGTTCATCCCGCCCGCTGTCCGGGCCGCCTCGGCGGTCAGTACCTGTCCGCCGATGGTCAGCGTGTCTGCGTCGAGGCCACCAGTGAAGGTGCTCCCGGATGCCGTGATCCTGTCGCTGTCGGACGACAGTGTGATCCCATCGCCGACCTCGCCCGGCGTGTCCGCCGTGAGAGAAATCACATTGAGCGCCGCCGTGGCTGAGGCGATGCCCCATGCTCCGACCGATCCGCTGTTGATGGCGTTGGCGATGTTGGCGGCTACGACTGCTGTGTCTCCAGAGGAGCCGTCGAACTCGTCGGGGCCGGGCGCTGCCGCCACCGACGTGAGCACGACACCGCCAACCTCAATGGTGTCCCCCACAGCGATGGGAGCACCAGAGAGGGTGAACGTGGCCGTGGAGGCGGTGAGGACATCAGGGATGCCCGTCACCGTGATGGACACCGTGGCCCTCGTGGAGGGCGTAGACGGACCTGTCATCAGGGTCGAGGGGTCATCCCAACGGATGTCCGCATCGGACCCATGGAAAGAGGACATCGCCGTGCCGTTGGCCGGGGGCCACGGGAATGAACCCGATACTGGTTCCCAGCCAGCCGACATATCAGTCCTCCTTGTCGATGATCACCTTCCCCTCGGGGGTGACACGCCACTGAGCCCCCTCGGGGATGCCGAGGCGCGTGCCTTCCTGTCGGAGCAGGGTGTTCGCCTGGTTGTTCATCGCCGAGATCTCGTCAACGAGGGCGGCCTTGCGGACCTCCATGCGACCGATCTCCGCGACGAAGTGGTCGCTCCGGGCGCGGAACTGCTGGATGGCAGTCCACACTTCCTGGGAGACAGCCATCTCGTTGGTGGTCTCAGCCTTCGGCTTGGAGGTCTTCTTGCGGGTCTTGCGGGTTCGTGGGGTAGCCATGAGAAATGTCTCCTTTGGGGTTCCTCACACACTACCCCGCCGATGCCGCTACTCCACCGCAGCCGCAGCGATCTGCATGGCTTCCCAATCCTGCTCCCACCCACGCGGACGCTTGCCGAGACGCCCGATGTAGAGCACCTCAGCCTTCGCGGGGTTGAACGAGCGGAAGGGGAAGCCCTCGGCGCACTGGTCCTGGGACGCACGCTGCTGGGCGAGGATGGAGAAGTAGAAGCCGTTGGCTCCGACCGCAGCCACGAAGACGTAGCCCGAGTAGTAGTTGAGGCTCCGCATCTGGCCACGAGCCTCACCGCGAGCGATGTACTCGGCAGCAATCTGCTTCTGCTCCTTGGGCGGCTTACGGCTGGGGTCAGACTTGTAGATGATCTCGATGGGGCCGTAGCCCTTCATCTTGGAGTAGTCGGTCGCCTTGTACATGCCGACGTAGCGGGAACGCTGGGCGTTGGGGAACACGACCTCCTCGCTGCCGAACGCGACGGTGACCGGGGAGCCCTTGCTGCCGTCGCCTTCGTCCACGACGATGCCGATGCGGCGGTCGTTGTCCCGGTAGACCTCGATGCCGTCGCCCTTGTGCTTCTCAGCCTTGATGCAGACGCGGTAGCCCTTCTGCCAGCGGGGGCCGGGCTTCTTCGACTTCTCGCCACCGACGCGGATGCCCAGACCCTTGATGAAGCCTTCGACCTCCTTCACGGGGATGGGGTTGCCCTCTTGAGAGGAGAGGATGTAGGACGCGAACACACCAGCATCGCCAGCGGCCTCCTTGTCGAACGCGGCCTTCTCCAGAAGGACGGTACGCTCGGAGGAGTTCTCGGGGAGCAGGTAGGCCAGCCGGGTCATGGCTGCGCGATGGGCATCGGTGAGTGCGGGCATGATGAAGTCTCCAGAAGATACCTGTGAGGTTCGTATAGACCCACTACCGAGACGGGTGGGGGTGCCCTTGTAGGTGGTTGGTGATCTCGTCCAGGCTCCTGTTCACCGAGTCCACGTCACTGGCGATTTCTTCCAGCAGTCGGGTCTGCTCGGTGAGCGCCTGTTGCATCTCCTCTTGCTTCTCGACCAGCCCGGCCTCGGCGGGTTCCACCAGCCGGTACTGAGGCGGGGATTCGGGGGCGACGACGGCGTCGGAGATCAGGGAGGTCTTGTAGAGGTTGAGAGACAGCACCAACAGGAGCACGATCCCCAGGGCGGCGCAGACCTTACCTCTCCAGAAGGATAGAGCGGATCTCATCGAGCCTCCCGTTGGCAGTGTCGAGTTTCCCTTCCAGCCGGGCCAGGTGCAAAGCGTTTTCCTGCACCCGTTGGTCGATGTCGCGGATTTCTTCGATCCGTTCTTCCAGCCGGGCGATCTCGGCGTTGGATTGCTGGAGGAGCATGTCCCGCTGGGCGTTCTCCGTCTCCAACTTCACGATCCACAGGAGGGACGGGATCACGAGGATCACGAGGATGTCCTTCCCCCACTGTAGGGCTTTGGTTGTGGACGAGTTGTCTGCCATGGATGCGCTCCTTGCATGTGGGCAGCGCATAGTGAGGCTACCGGATGGTTGTGCGAGCATCGTGACCCCAGGGGGTACACCTGCTCTCACCCATGCACCGCGTATAGCGTGGCTACCGTCTGTCGATTTCTCGCCCAAACAAAGAGGTCGGCCCCGCGCTCCCGGTTGGGGAGCGCGGGGCCGACGGGGTCAGACGCGCTGTCGCATGTCGTCCAGCCCGATGATCTCGATGCCGAGGTCGCGGGCCTTCTTGGCCTTGCCGGACGTGCTGGTCGGGTCTTTGCAGACGAGGATGGTCACGTTCCGAGACACGGAGGACTTGATGGTCCCACCCGCAGCCACGATGGACGCCTCCAGAGCCTTGTCACGGACGCCTGTGAAGCACACAGCCTGTCCGGCCATGGACGTGCCCGTGGGGGCCGCAGGAGCCTCGTGGGGGGCCGGGACGACGCCCACGGTGTGGAGGCCGATGATGACGTCCTTCCGGGCGTCAAAGCCTGCACGGAACGCCTTGGCCTTGTCCTGACCGAAGCCCGGCACAGCCGCCAACTCGTCCACCGAGGCGCGAGCCAGATGGTCGAGGGAGGTCATGCCAGCGGCGACCAACTTGCGGACCATCCGGCGACCGCACAGCGGGATGCCGAGTGACCCGACGTAGGTCTCCAGCGGGAGCGTCTTGAGTCCGTTGAGCGAGTCGAGTGCTCGCTTGCCAGCCCCACCGACGCGCCGACCGTCCATCATCAGGTCACCGACCGGACCCGGCTGGAGCCGGTACAGGTCAGGGATGGTCTGGACCATCCCGGCATCGACTACCGCCGAGAGCAGCGCATCCCCGAAGTGAAGCACACCGACCTTGCTGATCCAGCGGCGCATGGCACCGAGAGTCTGGGCAGGGCAGGTCGCCTCGTTGGGGCAGCACAGGTACTCGCCGACCATGTGGAGGGCGGTCCCGCACTCGGGGCACTCGCTCGGGGTCTCCAGCGGGCTTCCGTGCCTCTCTGGCAGCACACCCTCGACGTAGGGGATCACGTCGTTGCGCCGGGACACGAGGATGCAATCGTCCTTGAACAGGCCGCACCCATCGGTCAGACGCTCGATGTTCGCCACGTTGTGGAGGCTCGCCTGCTTCACGGAAGCGCCAGCGAGGTCCACGGGGTCGAACTCGGCCACCGGGGTCACGCGACCCGTGTTGCCGACCTGCCAGCGGACGTTCCGCAGCGTCGTGCTCTGCGACTCGTGGGGGAACTTGTACGCGATGGAGCCAGCGGGGCGGTTGTTCCGCTCGCCAGCCAGCGTCCAGTCGTTGGTGTCGTTGATCACCACCACCAGCCCGTCGATGTCGTAGGGCGTGGCGTCACGCTTCCCTTGGACGTAGCCCTCGTAGGCCATCTGGCAGGTGAGGAAGCCTGAAGCGGTGGCCCACTGGGGCACGGTGAAGCCGCCAGCGTCCAGCGAGGCCAACTCCTGCTCCTTGTGGGTCAGGGTGCCGACGTCCGGGATCATGCCGAAGGCGATGACGGTCAGGTGCTTGCACTTCGACGGGTCCGACTGGCGCTTCGCCGTGCCTGCCGCCGTGTTGCGGGGGTTGGACTCGCCGGGGAAGTGAGCCGCGAAGTCAGCCTTCGTGCAGACGATCTCGCCGCGCACCCAGCCAGACCACTGGCCGAGGTTGCTTGGGATGCCCTTCATCAGGCGGACGTTGCGGGTGATGTCCTCACCCGTGATCCCGTCGCCACGGGTGATGGCTTGGGTCAGGGTGCCCTTGTCGAAGCGCAGCGCGATGGCGATGCCGTCGCACTTGTCCATGACAATGACCTCGGGGCTGTTGCCCACGATGTCGTTGAACCACTGGACCATGTCGTTCCGGTCCTGGGCCTTGTTCAATGACCCCATCGGGATGGAGTGCTTGACCTTGGTCCAGCCGGACACGGGGGCAGCGCCGACGTTGGCGAGGACGGGGTGGTTGGGGTCGAGCGCACGGAGGCTGTCCTCCAGCGCGTCGAACTCGGCGTCGGTCATGGTGGGCGTACCTGCGTAGTACGCCTTGCGGGCCTCCGTGATCGCGGAGGCGAGGGTTGCGGGGGTCATGCCAGCACCTCCTGCACCCGCCACCAGCCGGGGCCGATGGGGTCGGTGTCAGCGCGGACGAGGACGAGGGTGCTCTCGCCCAGCCCGCGCAGGAAGGTGGTGTGCTGCTCGTCGTAGCCGTTGCCCTTGCTGCGGAGCAGGGTGTCGGCGGCGACGGTGAGGGTGGCGGGGCCGAAGTACTCGACCCCGAAGGCCGCGCACTGGTCGTGGTCGGTGTAGATGATGTCCATGGTGGTGTCTCCTACGCGCACAGGTCGTACTGTGCGCGGATGCGGTTGGCGTCCTCGACGGCCATCTGGCAGACCAGACGGCCCTTGTGGTCCGTGGCGATGCCATCGGAGTCGATGTGGGCGATGGTGTTGAAGGGGGCGGGCATGGTCGCAGCCCACTCGGAGAGGGGCGGCAGAGCAGCCGGGGTCGCAGCCGGGGGCTTCGCCACGCGCTGGAAGATCTTGTAGTAGCCCTTGGCTTCCTTGCTACGGGCGCGCTCCAGCGCGTCGTAGACGCTGATGCCCTTGTTGCGGGTCTGCCCGCAGGTTCCGATCTTGCCGAAGCGGATCTGGATGGGCGCACCGCGCCGGGGGCGCTCGATGCACCAAAACTTGTGCGAGCGGAGGGAGGCGTTGTTGTGGTTGTAGCCGCTGTACTCGTAGTGGACGGCGAACTTGCGTCCGTCGTGGACGGCAGCGAACAGGGCGTTGTCGTCGGCGTCAATCATCAGGGTCATGGGGTCTCCTTGCGCGCTCAATGCGCGTCGGGGTGGTGTGGATGTGGGAAGGGGATGACGTTGGACCCCTCACAACGAGGGGCCTCTATGGAGTGACGGGAGCCGGATTCCGCTCCAACCAGAGGGGGCGAAAAAACCGGCTGCGCCCGGTGCCACGCATCGAACGCAGCACACAGATGGATGACCCAGCCGAACAGCCCGAACGAGACCGCCCAGGTGAACAGGGCGAGCAGTCCGAAGTAGACCGCCCGGCCCGGTCGCCCGGTGAGCAGTTGGCCGAGGCCGGGGAGGAACAGGGAGCAGACCCCAGCGGAAGCGGGATCAAGCACCCTGGACCTCCTGAGCCACGAGCCACTCCAGCACCCGCCGCCAGCGGTCGGCGATGTCGCGCTGGACGCTCTCGACGGAGCCACTGAGCAGGAGTTCCGGCTCCTCGCGGAGGGCCTCGACGAAGCGGGCCTGCATACGGACCTGGACAGCCACGAGGACTGCCGGGGGCAGTGCGAGGATCGCGGCGTCGTCCTCGTCGATCTCGCCGTCCTCGCGGGCGTCGATGATGGCCTGCCGGGTCGCCTCGATGGTCTCCTCGGCGGTCGCGTCGAAGGACGGAGCCGTCGCCATGGCGACGAAGCCCGACCCAGCGAGTTCAAGGGCGCGGGACAGACAGTCCCGGAAGTCGTGCCCCTTCATGAAGGGGGCGAGGCTGCGCCACTCAGCGATGGCGTCCCCGACCATGTGCCAGGGAGCGAAGTCGCGGCCCTGACCCCAGCGGGTCTTCCACTCGATGGTGGTGGTCATGAAGCGGACCACGGCTTCGCGGTCTGCGGGGGAAACGCTGGTCTCCCCCGTGTAGGAAAGGGTGGGAAGGCGGCGAGCGGTCGCCGCGATGTGGTCGGCGGCGCGGTCGAAGGGTTGAACAGTCATGGTGTCTCCGTTGGCCCCATGGGGGCGCGGGTGAAGGGAAGGGGTCTCACAGTAGGTACGGGAACCGAGCGCCGCTCCAACCACCGAGGGCGAAAAAACATTTCTGTCCGGGCATTTCGGACTTTTCGGAGGGTCGCTTGGTTGGAGCGTCGGTGGGCTTCCGTCTCTCTACGAGGGGGTCGATCCTGACCCCTGCTCAACCACCCCGTGCCGCACCGAGCGGCCAACACTGGAGTCCCCCATGAACACCACCTTCAACGTCGGCGACATCGTGATCTTCGGTCGCCCCAACGGCGAGCAGACCCGTGGCCGGGTCGTTCGCGTCAACCGCAAGTCCATCAGCATCGAGCAGGTCGAGGTGCGCGGATCCCAGCGCATCCGCCAGGCCGGAACGAAGTGGCGCGTCCACCCGTCCTTCGTCCGTCTCGCCGACGGCCCGGCTCCCGCTCCGAAGGCGAAGCGCCCGGACAGCGAGATCCTGTCGGACCTGCGCCGGGTCGAGAGCGGCCTGTCCCCCGAAAACCTGTGGTGGGACGGAGAGCGTTCCGCCTCTCAGGCCCGTGCCGCCGAGCGTCGGCTCAACGCTGAAAAGCGTCGGCTCCTCCGGGAGTTGGGCCGCACCCCCACCTTCGCCGAGACGTGGGGGCTGTGATGCACATGCACCTGACCAACTGCCACGGCGAGTGGACCGCACTCGCCGTGATCCTCGCCCACGCCCCGCTCGTCGGGTTGTGGGTCCGTTCCCTGCTCAGGGGCGTGATCCTGCGCCCCATCCCGTACAACCCCACACAGGAGACTGACTGATGCTGCTCTACCACGGAACCAGCGAGCGAGTCGCACGGCTCGCCTTGACCGAAGGACTGGTCCCCCGCTTTGAGTCGGGGGTCGAGTCCGTCTGGGAGGCCCACCCCTCCAACGAACACTGCGTCTACCTCACCTCGGCCTACGCCGGGTACTTCGCCATGAACGCCACCGAGGGCGACGAGCGGTGGGCGATCATCGAGATCGACACCGACCTCCTGCCCGACTTCGCTGGCTTGATGCCCGACGAGGACTGGCTGGAGCAGGTCACCCGCACCCAGGAACTCCCCGAAGACTGGGGCGTCAACGGGGCCTCGATGAAGGTCCGCACGGAGTGGTTCCGCCGCAACCTCTGGCGCTTCTCCCACCTGTGGGAAGACAGCGTCAAAGGGCTGGGCAACTGCGCCTACGAGGGCGCGATCCCGCCCGAAGCCATCACCCGTGTCTCGTTCGTGGACCCGAAGGGGAACCCGAGCATGGCCCTCATGGCGTCGGACCCCTGCGTCACCCTGATGAACTACGCGCTCTGCCGAGACAAGTACCAGAGCCTGATGCGCTGGCTCATGGGTGACCCGGTTGACCCTGCTGCGTTCCTGCCCGCTGGTGGGGGCGCGATCCTGTCCGAGCGCGCCCCTCTCCCTCCCGAGTTGCAGGCGCTGGCCTCGACCTTCCATGACCAAGCAGAGCGTCTCCGCACCATCACGGCGGACCGCACTGGCGTAGAGGTGCATCATGCAAAGTAGGTACGTCCTTCCCTTTGAGGTCGAGGGCCTCGGCCTTCCCGAAGGCTCTTTCGCGGCGTGGGGTGAGCACCTCGTCACCGTGAACGAAGCGTTCGACCCCGAAGACGGGTTCCCCGTCCCCGCCGACGAGCAGCACCGCCTCCGTCTGGAGGGGGTCGCCGAGATCGCCGAGGACGGCACCGAGCGGCGTCTGACCCAAGAGGAGGTCGTGGAGTGGCTCAAGCAGCACTCCGAGGCACTCCTGGAGCGCGTCAAGGACGACGAGGAGGCCGCCTATGGCTAAACCCCGAATGCCCGTCCCCCGCCTGACCGAAGACGAGATGCGCGAGATCGTCCTTGACCGTCTCGCCTGCAAGGTCATGTTTTCCTGCGAGATCCCCATCGCCACCCGGAGCATGTGTCTGCTTCCGGTGGCGATGGGGGCCTTTTCGGTTCCCGGAGAAATCCGGGAGGCTGTGCTGGGATCAGCCGAGCCTCCTGACTCGCTGCCCGACGAGCCGGACAAGCCTGCCCATCCCGGCTACCCGGACCCCGTGGGTGACCCTCCCGCGAGGCCCGTGCTGGCGAAGGTGCCTGACTCGGTCCTCAGCGACTACGACTACGGCGACATCACCGAGGACCAGATGGTCGAGATCCGTGCCGAGATCGAGGCCACGAACAAAGCCCGCATCCGTGCGTGGGACGACGCCTCCCACGCTTGGCACGAGGCACTGGACGAGGAGCGCCGGGTCCGACGCGAGATCGACGAGGCTCACGCCGAGGCCGTCGAGGCATGGGAGGCCAGCCTCCCCCAACACGCCGAGGCCGTCGAGGCTCGTGAGGCCGCCATCAAGGACTGGGTGACCCGCCACGACGAAGCCTTCTCCGAGTGGGGGGCCGACGTCGGGGTGATCATGGGCCGCATGACGGACACGCTCCCTCGTAGCGTCAACGGCTACCCGATGTTCCACCGCGTCACCGTGATCCACAGGGACGACTGGTCACGCATCGAAGCGGCCATCATCCGGGAGCAGAAGCGCGGCAGTCAGATCCAGGTCTGATCAGGACGTGTAGAGCAGCAGCCCCACGAGGCCGAGGATCACACCGAAGCCCGCCCATGCGAAGACCACAGCGCACCCCCGGCTCTCGTTGTCTCCCGACAGCCCCAGGAGGAGGGCTTTCCAGAAATCTTCCACGTCATCCCTGCCCGGCGATCCAATCGAGGACGCTCTGATGGTCAATGGCGAGGCGGCACATGGAGATCTCGGTCGCGCTGGCGATGCGCTCGTCCCACGTCGTGTGGACCCGCTCCTTCCAGTTGGCCGCGTTCGTGCTGCGGATCGGCCCCAGGTTCCAGAAGCCCACGCCGTTGAGGCCCGTGCCGCTGGTGTTGCTCTCCAGGGTCAGGATCTTGCCTGTCGCCTCGTCGTAGTCGAGGATCATCCACGAGTGGCCGCTGGGCCATCCCCGGATCGTCTGGAGCAGGTAGACCCCATCCTTCGGCACCGCACCCGGAGGCATCATTTCTCCGACACCCCATTCAACACAGACCCCAGGACCGTAGCCCCGGTAGTCGTAGCCTTCGGGCTGGGTCAGCGCCCACCGTGCCCACTGGTCACCAGAGAAGGGTCCGCCGAAGCCGTTGCCGAGCAGGTAGCCCGTGAACATCACGCAGTTGGTGGCCGCTTCGCCGATGTAGCGGCTGTTCAACCGCAGCCCCGGCGGGAGTTGCGGCATCTGTGCGCCTGACAGGGCGTAGGTGGCGTTCATGGCCGGGCCGAGCAGCGGGACGAAGTCGCTCCAGTCCTTCTCACCTCCCCACGTCGTGGGGTCGTCTACCGGCTCCTCGGTGTCGGGATCAGCCTCCAGCGCAGCCCAGGTGTTCGGGCCGACGATGCCGTCCGCCGCGAGGCCCTGCTCCTTCTGGAACGCGATGACCTGAGCCTGTGTCCCGGACCCGAAGATCCCATCCACAGCACAGAGAAATCCGTGCGCGTTCAAGCCCTCCTGACAGAGGGAGACGTCGCTCCCGGTGTCCCCCTTGCGAATCGTTGCTGGCATCCTCTCCCCTCTACGCCGGTCTCACGGACGAGTGATGGGTTGAAGCGACCCACTTGTCCCCGACCTGCGCCACGGCGAAGGTGTACCGGGCGTGAAGGTGAGTCATGTCGTTCGCGTTGGTGCCCCAACTAAACTCGTAGTCGCCGGACAGGACACGGTGACCCGTCGTGGCGTTCTGGTTGATTTCCACATCCTCGCCGTGGACTGTCAGGTTGGGGCGCTCCAGGAGCGTGGTGAAGTAGGCTCGCAGTTGCTCCTGGCCTCGGAGGACTTCTGACCCAAAGATCGGAAGGAGCACCGCGTCCTCCTCGTACATCGCCATGATCTCGTCGAGATCACCGCTGCCGATGGCGTGGCACCAATCACTGAGGAAGTGCAGCGCGTAGGGATCAGACATTAGGGGGCCTCCGGTACAGTTGCTTTGATGCGCCACGGCGATCTCCCACCGCTCGACGCAGCGCGAGTTTTTGTGGCGTGAACCGCTCGACCAGAAATGCCGTATAGAGCAACTAATGGCTCGTCACGTCAAGACTTGATAGTGGGGGGTTAGGCTTCACTCTGTGTCGGTATTGTGGGATAACGGACCACCCTGAGTGATTTTGCCCCACCCTTTGACATCGCTGGAGTCGCCAATGCTGAGAACGAACGGAACCTACTACGCCCGCACGGAACACGGGGGACACCCAGTGGTGGCTGATCCCAACGGATTTCTGGTGAAGTGGCCGAGTGGTTCCGTTCGCTACCCGAGTGCCCGGAAGACCATCATCGCACTGGTGAACCGAGCCCCTCAGCCAGGCCCCCAGCACCGTGACCCGAAGATCACGTTCGACAGGTACTTTCGCCGAGGCTCCTTCCAGCGCCCCGAGCCTGCGGTGACCCTCGACACGCTGACCATGTTTAGCCCCGAGTTGACGGTCGAGGTGGCGGTCCCGAAGATCAAGACCAGCACCGCCATCACCATCGCGACCCCTCGCGGCATCGACCTGGACCGGAGAGGACACGAGGTCCGCAAGTTGTTCTACGCAGGCTACGGACGGCGTGTCATCAAGTACGGATACGACCCAGAGGACGTGCTCCAGGAGGTCTACAAAGGGCTGCTGGTGAGGAATCAGGGCAAGTGCCCCTTCGACCCCAGCAAGTCGTCCTTCGGTCACTACGTCCACATGGTCTGTGGGTGCATCGTGAGCAACTACCGGCGTCGGTACTCCCGCCTCAGCCGCAACGAGCAGTTCGGGGTGATGACCGTCGAAGGCGTCGTCGAGGATGTGTCCTGCGCCGACCTGGCCATCGAGGACGCGGAGCAGGAGGATCACGCAGAAATGACCTCTGCCGTGGATCGCCTCACCGCCCTGGTCCGACACGAAGCGTGGGTCCGTGATGCTGACCCCACCGTCGCCGAGCAGGTGGCTCGCCTGATGGTGCAGGGCTACCGCAAGTCGGAGATCGCCCAGCGCATCGGAGAGACCCCGGCACTGGTGGCCTGGATGCTCCGCATGATCCGCGAAGTCGCCGCCGCATGGCGAGCGAAAGCGTCCTTCTGAGGTGGGCATGGCCACCTCCAACTGTCTCGTCTGTGGACGTCCCTACGCCTACTACGACGGCAACCCCTCCCACTTCTGCTCCGTGGCCTGTGCGTTGGACGCGGGGCCCGTCAAGGACACGCTCGTCCGATTGAGAGACGAACGGACCCGTGCGGCAAAGGTTGCCCGAGCCGTCGTGGACGTCGAGAGCGCGGTGCCCCAGCCTTCGACGGAGAAGAAGGATCAGTAGAGTGGCTATGAACCCACCATCACAGGAGGGAACATGACCCCAGACCCCAAACGTATCGCCCGCCGCCACGTCAACGCCGCCTTTGACATCGCCACCTACATCGAGGAGGAGAAGGAGAAGGCGCTCAAGAGCATTGACGGGAAGATCCGGCGTCATCTGGCGAAGGTCATCACGGACACCTTCAAGGCTCAGTTCCCCCTCTGGGAAATGTTCGACCTGGATTTTGATGTCTATGAGGAGTCCTATGAGCGCGACAGGCTGGCCATCACCGCCTCAGTGCGGCTGAAAGATGACGCCTTTGTCCGCCGCTACTTCAAGGCGGATCGGGACGAAGGGGACTACGCTGACTTCATGTATGTGTGGGGTTGGCACAAGGAGATGAAGCGCATGGGGGAGTGGCTCCAGAGCATCGGGTACTCAGACATCAGCGACATCGACTACCGCCACCTCTTGGACCCCGATGACGGGACGATCCGCATCAACATCGGGCGCTACCCGTGGCTCCAGTGACGCATGGCGAGTGAGTACTGGGTCTACGTCTTGGGGGGCCTCCAGCCCACAGGATCAGCCACCCACGGGTGATTGACCCCCTCACCACGACACAGGGGTGAGTCCTCTGGCGTCCAGTGGCACCGCGCCTTCCCGCGCTTCGACCGCTTGAGTTTGTACTCGGCCTTGAGGGCTTCGGAGCGACTGTAGTACGGGCCGTAGCAGGCTCGGGCGACCCACGGACGGTGCTTGGAAGTCCACTTTCCTCCTCCCTTCTTGCCCATCTTGCCGTTCGCGTAGCGCCCGTTGTGCTCGCGGAGCCGTCGTGCGGGGCAAGTGGTCATCCCGACATAGTAGTAGCCGGGGAGGACTCGACCCGTCTTTTTGGACACCCGCTTCTGCTCTGACTGGATCACATAGACGTAGAACGGCTTGACCCACTTCTCTTTCGTCTTTGTGTTGAGGTTCTTCGGGTCGTCCATGTTCTCCTCGATGATCCTGTACTCCGCAGCGACCGCTTCGGCTTCCGTGTCACACTCCACCAGTACCCGCCATGTGGCGGTGCTCCAGTCCTGACCGTTGAGGGCCTTCACATGCGTCCCATGCCGTGCGGCGTGACGGTGCTGGTGGAACCGCCGCTTCGGGTTGTTCGACTTGCCGATGTAGTAGCAGCCGTCCGCGAAGTCGATGCGGTACACCTGTGGACGCTTCTCGGCCTCCCTTCTGGCTCTCTTGGCGTCCTTCCCACGCTCGACGGTGGCACGAACCCGGTCAGGGTGTTTGCGCCTGTACTCCCTCTGGTGCTCCCTCATGTAGTCGCGCCGCTTGACGCGAATCCGCTCTTTGTTCGCTTCCCTGTACGCCCGACCATAGGCAGCCGTCCGAGCCTTATTCGCTTCCCTGTAGGCTTTCAGACAAGCCTTGCAGTAGACCTGCAAGCCATCAGAAGTTGTGCGGTTGCGGTTGTACTCGGAGAGGGGTTTGTCCTCGCCGCACTTGCGACAGGTCTTCGTCGTCGGGGCAGCGGGTTCGTACTCGACCCCGAACAGATCGAACACATCAAGGGTATGGTCATCCAGCATCGCTTACCTCTGCTACAGGTAGTGGTGTCAGAGACGGCGGGGTGTTGGCGCACCTCGTCGTCTCGCCCTACCGGACGCATAGGCTGGCTACCGATCCTCGTCGTAGGTGAACGTGAAGTTGCCTTCGGTGCAGTACCCCGCGTCACTCGGCTCGATGTTCTTCGCCCCAGCGTCCTGGCCCACCACATAGGTGACGGCGTACTCGTGCTCTGTGGGGGCGTCACCTGTCTCCAGCGAGACCAGCACCCGGTTCGCGGTCAGCGCCTTCCGCCGTGCGACGATGGCCCTCTCGGTGACGTACCCATCGGCCTCCAGAGTGGCGTCATCCGAGTAGCCCATGATCTGCGCCCCCTCGGAACCGATGATGAAGGCGTAGTTGGGGGCGATGCCCAGCGACTGCATCGTCTCCCCTGCGTCCAGCAGGTTCATCGCCACGTCGTCCTGGAACACCGCCCGGAAGTCGCCTTCCTTACCTCCACCGTCGATGGTGGCGGCGGACAGGGACTCGGTGAGGATGTAGACCGTCGCGAAGTTGGTAGTGAGGCTGCTGATCAGCGCGCTCTCGGTCACCGTGTCGGTCGAGAGCGCCTCTCGGACCACGGTGGAACCCTCCTGTCGGACCAACAGGGTCAACGGAACCACGACGTAGGAGACGCCCTCGGTCTGCTCAATGAGGTCGATGACGTCCGACTGCCGCACGGGATCACCGAGCCGCAGGTTGTTGAAGTAGTTGGTCAGGTTGGTTCGCAGGGCCGCGTCCACGGTGCCCGGCTCTCGGCCCTGGATGGTGACCACGGTTGCCTCGATGTCCAGCGGGACCGGAACCGCGTCCTTCGCGACCACGTCCGCCGTAGCGTGCTTGGTCGCGTTCAAGGCGTCCTGAGTGATGGAGACGATCAGGTTCGTCTCGTAGGTGACGGTGAAGTTCTCGTCGTGCTCGTAGGAGATCAGCACGGTGGCTCCGTTCGGGATCGTGCTCGCGTCTGTGCGGGTGATGCTCACGGCAGTCGTCTGCGAGCCGACGCTGATCTGGTAGTCGGGAGCGCCGCCGGGGTCGTTCGGACCAGCGTAGGTGATCAACCCGTCCGCGCTCTTGACCACGATGGTCAGGTAGTTGGCACCCAGGTTGTCGAGAAACTCGGGGTACTGCCCGACCATGACGTGGCTCTCGTCCGTGACGGTGATGCTCAAGCCTTGCGGGAACGGGAGGTCGCCGACGGTCACGCCGTCGATCTGGAGGTAGTCACCCGCCAGAGTGGAGCGGCCATAGGCCAACGGAGCGTCCGGGTGGACCAGGTAGTAGGCTTCCTCCGGGAGCACACCCGAGGACGTGCCCGTCACCGAGGTGATGGACGACACCGGCTGGCGCAGGAAGACGAACTTGTTGCCCGTCCGGCGACGGTATGACCCCAGCACCACGTCGGTGAGGTCCACCGAAGGCTGGGGGACCGCCGTGCTCAGTCGAATCGTGTCGTAGGACGTGACCGTGACTCCGGTGAGATCGAAGACCTCCCCGGTGCTGGCGTTGCGGAACTCGTAGCCGATGTTCGGGTCGTCGAGCATTTCTACGATGGGGTCCGCCGCCGAGAGGCTGGTGTCCAGTGCCCGGAAGGTGAGTTCCTCGACGTTGAGCACCTGGAACTGGATGTCCTGGCCGATCTCAAACGTGAAGGCGAAGTTGTCGGTGACCGAGGCGGTGTTGGTGCCCTGCACCCAGACATCGACCTTGCCGCCCTTGTGCTCACCCTCTGCGTTGAGGTCACGCTGCATCAGCGGGTCGCCTGCGGCTACGACGTTGGCCTTGACCACACCCGGCACGTCGGCAGCGGTCTGGAGGTAGCCTCGTGCGGTGCCGGAGTCCACGGAAGCGAGTCGGTTCTGGACCCGCGCAGTCAGTGCGAGGTTCGACTCGCCGTCCTGACCCCCGACCATCGCCGCCAGGTTGGTCACGCTCAGGGAGACGCCCAGACTGGAGGTCACGGCGGTCACCTGACCCGCTCCGACGTTGGTCCGGCTGCCCGTGCTGGTGGCCTGGACCGGGACCGTGATCTGGTAGTAGCCGTTGGTCGGGTTGTAGAAGGACGCGGTCTGCGAGGCCGAGATCACCGCCGCACGAGTAGTCGCAAAGCCCGTGGCCCCGCCCTGTACGACCGTGCCCAGCGGAATGACCAGTGATCCCGATGGCTTTGAAGGGGTGTAAAACAACACCTCGCCTCGGGACGCGGTGCCCGACCTGCGGGTGAGGCCGAAGTTGCTGGCGTAGGCTTCAAAGGCCGAGTCGATCAGATCCTGCACCGCCTGTGCGTTCTCCAGGTACAGCGCGGCCTGGAGGGCTCGCTTGTAGGAGGACTGAGCCACCGGAACGCTGGTCCCGGAGCCTGTGGGATCATCGACCTGGAGCAGCAGAGCCGGGGTCCGGGCGCGCTGGTAGAAATCCAGCAGGAACCGGAGCCGCTCGCTCTCGGAGGAGTAAGGGTCGATGACCGTGTCCCGGAGCACGGAACCCGCCTCGACCTTGATCTGCGGGTTGGACCGGAAGATGGCCTGGACGAACTGGGTGACGATGTTCTGCCGGGTCACCGTCGGGATGGACCCCAGAGCCGTCGTGACCTGCATGGGGCGTCCCACCACCTCGGGGGAGTTGGCGGACTCGTACTCGGTGTTGGTGGCGCTGTCGTAGAAGACCGCCGTGACGACGTAGTAGAGGGGCACGTCCGCCGGGAGGTTGGCGAAGGACGACACCCGAGTCGTCGGCGGGGTCGAAGCGGGTCCAGCGGTTCGTGAGTGGCTGAAACTGTAGAGGGTGGTGTCCCGCACCTGCTCCAACGTCATGTTCAACCGGATGGTTCGGGCCGTCTCAGGCACCTCGTACCGCTCGTCGTAGTCCTGGATCAGGACCGTCTCGCTCTCGTCTTCCTGTTGGCCCAGCACCCGGTAGTACAGCGGGTCCGCCACAGGTGTGCCGTCGGCGTCTACCTGCACAGGGACATCCACCTGCTGCTGGGCGAACTGCTCGACCTCCTGGACGGGAGTGCCGTCGTCGATCACGTTCACGTTGATGCGGGTGTAGCCCGTGATCCCACCGCCTGCGTTGGCCGAGGCGTAGAAGTTCATGCCCTGGAACTGGGACGCCGTGGGGGCCTCGGCCCTGATCTCGACAGCGTTGTTGAGTTGGTCGATGGAGATGTTGGTGGGCGCTTCCACGGTCACGGTGACATCGACGTCCGTGGTGAGGCGGACCGTTGCGGTCGCCGTCCCGGTCACGGACCCGTTGCCCAGCACCGCCTTGATCTCGACGGTGTTCGACCCCTCCAGAAGCACCAGGCCGTCCGGCTCGTACAGCGGGTTGGGGAGCGTCCACCTCCCGTCGCCCCACTCGACCAGTGCATCGTCGGACGCGAAGCCCGACCCGTTGATGGACACCAGCACCTCAACGGCTTCCTCTGGAAGGGTGCCGCCGAAGAATCGTGTCTGGAGGGTCGTGCTGAATGCCACCGTCTGGGAGAGGGTGCCATCAGGACTGTAGATCAGTGTCTCTGCCATGCCTTACCTCTACCCGTCCATCAGGAACCGCTGGGCCTGCGACGGCGACAAGCCGGACACCCCGAGGGACTGTCCGTTCGTACCTGCCAACGCGATTGCACCGGGTGCGGAGTAGACGATGTTCAAAGAAACGGGGCGGTTGGAACCGTTGCGGACGGTCACGCCGACTGTGAAAACGGTCGGGTCGGTCGCCGATGGGGTCACGCTCACGTCCTCCACTCGATAGAGGCGCTCCTTGTCGGTGACCTGCTGGAACCGCCGCTGCCCGCTCTGGAGTGTTTGGACCGAGTTCAACGCTTGGATGACGTCCTCCCGGATGGCTCCTGCTGCGGCCTGGACCCGCTTCCGACCGATGCGGTCCATGATCGAGCACCCGTAAGCGGCGTGGTACGGGTTGGAGCCCTTCATGGTGAGGATCGCCTTCAAGCAGACCTGGTACAGCAGGTCTTCATTGACGATGGTGCGGACAGACCCGGTCGCGTCGAAGCGGTAGTCGTTCTCGACGTAGGTAGCCTGACAGCGCGGACACCGCTCAGGCATCGCCGAGTAGGTGACCTTGAAGTCGGCTCCCTGGGGGACAGGCTGGTTGAACTGCGGGTAGCGAGCGGCGACTGGGATCAGCCCTACCGGCGCTGCGCTGGGGTAGACGTCCTGTCGTGCCGCCAGTGTCCATCCGGGGAACACCTGCTTGCCTCGGGCACCACGCTGGACGAAGCCCAGCGCCTCGGCTCCGTCGCCGCTGACCCGGACGAAGGACCGTGATCCCGTCTCGTTGACGTCCCGGAAGGCGATGGCTCCGTTGACGTTGGCGATGGCTACGATTTCTCGCAGCGCCGACAACTTGAGGTGCCGGACGAGTTTGTCGGTCGAGATCCTCGCACTGATGGGCAACTCGACCGTGACCTTGCCAGCGGAGGCGTGGACCGTGAGCAGGTTGCCGTCGGGGCCCATGACCCCGACGCATCGCTCGATGCGGTACGGGCCTACTCCTCCAGGGAGGGTGGCCTGGGAGACCAGCCCGGACGGCGGGACGTAGAACTCGTTGTTGACCAGAATCCGCACGCTGTTGGCTGCACCCACAGGTGCCTGCGTGATCAGCGATTTCTGATCTGCGGCCAGTGGCACCACCTCCTCGATCACAAGGTGTGGGCACGGGAAGCCTATCTGGATTTCTCGGCTCACGAGCATCGCCTCCGTCAAGGGACGGAGGCGATAGCCCGACTACCGGGTACGGAGCACCCTGCCGTTGACGCCCGGCCAACCAACGCCGACGAAGTTGAAGTCGCCCTGCTGGACTCGCTGGCGCTCGACCTCGCGAGCGTAGCCGTAGTCCGGGTGGGCTTCCTCCTGCTTCTGACAGGCGGGGCAGATGACGTCGAGGTTGAACCACGACACCCGGTGGACGCCGAGAGGGTTCGGGCAGCGGTCGCAGATGGCCATCACGCCGCCTCTCGGTCGAGGCGGCGAGCGAGGGCGTCGAAGACCTGCCAGATGGAGTCCACGAGGTCTTCGCCTCGGCCCTGCTCAACGCAGGTGAACGAGCCTCGGGGGCAGAGCCACCAGCGCCACTCGTCATCGTCCAGACCAACGGTGAGGGTGAAGGCTCCCACGTCACGCTCGACGCTGGGCATCTCCTCGGCGGCCTCCTGGACGAAGGTCCAGCCAGCGGGGACGGGGATCGTGGCCACGGCCACGAGGGGTTGAACAGCAGACATCACTTCACCTCCTTCGGTGCATGGACGACACACCGCTTGGATGTGCCGTGGTAGTGGCGACAGTTGTTGCCCAGACCTCCGATGTAGAGGCCGGTCTCGGGATCACAGCACAGCCCCGGCCAGCCGGGACCGCCCTCCCGTTCGGGGGAGCGGCGCAGGCCCATGGGGACCGGATGGGTCAGACCACGGACACGCCAGTCGATGTGCAGGTGGACGCTCCGCGTGGACATGCCGGGGTTCAACCGGGCGTGGTCCGCAGCAGCCTGCTGGGCAGCAGCACAGCAAAAGCCCTCGGCGCGGGCGGCGACCTGCTTCGGGTCGTCCTCGGTGATCCCGTGGCCCTTGTGGTTCATGTGCCCACAGGGGAAGGTCACGGGGCCGACCCAGCCCTCGGGGAGGGTGCCGAGGCGGTCGTAGTCGAAGTTGTCATCGTCCTTGACCACGCGCGGACGGGTCACGGCGACGGGCTCCTCGACCTCGGGTTCCGGCTCGGGGTCGAGCGCGACGAGGATGGGGTGAGCCAGGGTCTCGGTGTCGATGCGGAACAGACCCGCCTCGACGCCAGCGTCGAGGACAGCCTGCCATCGCTTCGCGAGCAACTTGCTGATGCCCAGGGCCTTCGCGGCGACGGGCTTCCAGTAGGCGACCTTCGGGCGTCGTCCGCCCTTCGCGGCCACGGCCTCGCGGACGGCCTGGGCGGCCTCCAGCGGGGTCACCGTGGGCGTGGTGGCCTTGCGGGGGGTTGCGGGCTTCGCGGACAGGTTGAAGTCCTTGAAGCCTTCAAGGTTGCCGCTGGTCACGTCCTCGCGAGTGGAGGACTTGACCCCAGCGGCAAACTGCTCAATGAGTTTGTTGACGTCGGCCATGTGGCCTCCTGTGTGGGGGTTGGGGTTGGGGTTGGGGGATCATCGACGCCACGGCTGGCGGACACCTTCACGGTGTCCGACGCGCCGGGCGTCGTCTTGAACGGTCTGGAGCAGACGGAACAGGGCTTGTCGCTCCTGCTCCGTCAACTTGTCGAGCATCGGGATCAGCACCGCACGGTCGCAGCGCGTCCGGTGCAGCATCGCGGTCAGGTGGCGCAGGATCATGGGGCCACCCCGTTGAGGGCGCACTCGATGTCGTAGGCGGTCGAGACGTAGGACGACCGACGCCGACGCTGGTAGCCCCGACCGTAGGACCGACGAGGGTGACGGGGGGCCGGGCGGTTGCGCTCCTCGTCGGAGAGCCAGCACAGGTCCGCGCAGACCTCGTTGCCCTTCTTGGTCACGAACTTCGGAGCGCCACAGTGGCACCGCTCGCAGGTTGCGGCGGTCTTGTAGACGTCGCGCATCCGCTGGTAGGTGCGCTCGACGGTTGCCTCGATGGTGCCGGTGCGGTTGACCCGCTTGTCGGCGCGGGCGATGCCGCGCTCCTTGCCGTCCTTGCCGGTGTAGACGGCGCAGACGCGGATGGCGTCCTTGCCTTCCTTGCGGACGGCGAAGCCGCCACGGACAGGGACGACGCTGGTGTAGACCAGCACCTTGATGGTGCCGTCGGTGCCGTTGACGTCGCGGCTGTAGATGGCTTCCTTCGTCCCCTTGCGGGTGACGGGCTGGAAGCCGCACTCGGTCAAGCGAGCGCACAGTGCCGCTGCCAGGTTGCGGCGGTCGGTCAGGCTGTTGGGGTTGTAGGTCATGGGTGGGTGCTCCGTTGGCCGCTGGGCGGCACTGGGTGTGGGGAGGGTCTCTCGTATAGGTACGGGAACCGAGCGCCGCTCCAACCACCGGAGGCGAAAAACTTCCAAAACCCGCATAGGACGGGCGTTCTCGGGGGGATTTCTTCCGTGACCCCGAAAAAGTTGAGGTCATCTGGTTGGAGCGTGATCCGGCGTCCGTGACTACTACGAGAGAGGGCCACAGCGGCTCTCTCAAGCATCTTCCCCCCTTCCCATGCCGCCGAGCGGCCAAGGAGCCTCCATGTTCGACCTCAACACCTTCGACCTCGCCACCTCCCTCCCCACCTCCCGCGTCGAGGCGATGCCTCACGCGGTGGTCAACGGGCTCGACCTCCGCGAAGCCCTCAACTGGGGCATGGAATCCGCGCTCTCCCGCCTCGCGGCGGCGGGTGTCACCGACCTCTCCGAGTGGGAGGTCATTGGCGACCGCTTCACCGACCTGTCGGGTTGGTGCCCCTTTGAGGGCAAGATGGAGTACCACTCCGAGGAGTTGGTGCTCCTGGTCCGCAAGGCGGACCACAAGGCGGCGATGTCCGCATTCCTCGCCGAGCAGGCGAAACCCCTCACCCACAGCCCCTTCGCGGGATTGTTGCGGTGATCTGGTTGGAGCCCAATCGGGCTCCCGTCTCCCCCCTTCCCCATCCCCATCAACCTCGGAGGTGCGCCTTCACCAACTTCATAGTGCCGGTAACTGCGGCGGGCTTGGATTAGCCGCAGACAGTGGCAAAGGACGGCCCGAACAGTCCTACCACCTCCACCCCCTGACCCCACAACCACTGTGCTCCCCTGGAGCCAACCTGGAGAGTCCCCATGCGACTCACGCTCGTTTCGTTCAACGGAATCACCCGCTTCATGATGCTCCCCATCGACGCTGATGGGCGCGTCCGGGTTCCGCAGGCGACCCTGCGGAACGTCTTCGGCATCCGCCGGGGCGACTGCATCTACCGTCGCTGATCCCGTCCACCTTCCCCGCCCCCGCACCCCGTGTGCGGGGGCACCAACCCCACCCTGGAGCCTTTCATGCCCTCCCTGACCCTGACCCCCGAAGACGCCGTGAGCCTGCCCGGAATGGGCATCGTGACCGGCACCGTCACCTACTCTCTCGGTTGCGCTGCGACCTGGGAGCAGCCCGGCGAGGAAGCCGGGATCGAAGACGTGTCCCTCAAGGATGCCTTCGGCATCGACCTCGACCCCGAGATGATCCTGGAGGACGACGCCCGCTCCCATGCGCTGGAGCAGGCTGTCTGGATGATCCTCTCCATCGAGGAGGCGGCGCAGTACGCCGCCTACGCCGCCGAGTTGGAGACTCACCCTGACCACAACTGGTGGTAGCCCCTCTATCCGCCTCCAACGGTGTGTCGTCGGTATAGTCCGGTGAACATCGTTGGAGGCGACCCGCCATGAAAGTAGAAATCACCGCGCTTCTCGTCGCTGTCAGTCTGACAGCCGGGTGCGCCCACAAGACCGTCCTGCGGGACGCCCGCGTCTATCAGGCCGAACTCGACCAGTACGACACCTGGGCTGTCCAGCAGGCCAAGTACCTCCGAGGCTTCATCGAGGAGCACTGTGAGTGCGAGTCCGACGCCGAGGGGCCCCAGTTCTCTGATCCCGAGTGCGAGAAGGCCGCCGACTTCGTGCTGACCATCGAGGCCCGCCACGACTGGCACAAGCAGATGTCGCTGTGGAACGCCGGGATGATCGAGGAGGAGCCGTCTGAGCAGCCGCCAGAAATCGCTCCCCTGTCCTGCCCCCTGCCATCCGCACCTGCCGAGGAGGAGTGAGCCATGTCTGACTTCGCAAACACACTGGAATCCCTGATCCCACTCGTCGGCAACGCTGCCGTCGCAAAGGCTCAGGGGGAACTCGACGCCCTGGCTGCTGATGCCGATGATCCCACGAAGGCCCTGGTGCTCTCTCTGATGGCTGATGCCGTCGAGAACCTCGGCCCCGAGGGGGTCAAGATCGCGAAGCGTGAGATCAACAAGTTGCTCCGGGGCGAGACCCCGAAGATCGACTGGGCCAGCCCTCGTGTCGCCAGCGACATGGTGGCCGCGCTCCAGAACGCCGAGCGAGCCGAGAAGAAGGCGGCACGGCAGGCGGTAAAGAAGGCCGGGCACGTCCTCGGCACCTTCGGGGCGTTGTTCTTCAAGGCCGCGATCTCAGGCGCTCTGAAAAAGTAGGCGGCTTTGGTTGGAGCGTAGTCGGGCTTCCGTCTCTACTATGAGGGAGGCGTGTGCCTCTCTCGACTGATGCTGAAACGGAGATCACATGACCGATCAACTTGCTGCTGCTGCTGTCCTCGTCCTCCTCACCGCTGGAGGGCTCTACTACGTCAAGGTAGTGAAGTCCGCCGACGAGGCCCGGCTCGCCATCATGGCGTGCATGGCCGAGAAGGGCGACATGCGAGGCCCCCGCTCTCGCGAGTACTACGACGAGTGCTCGGAGGACTTGCGTCCCCGCTAACCCCACACGAAACGCGCCCCCTGGACCTCACGGTCTCGGGGGCGCGTTTTCGTCGTTGGTGGATTTCTCACTCCCCCTGCGGGTTCAAGACCTCACCGAGGGTGGCGTAGACCACCTTGTTGTCCAGATCCTTCTGGACCCGCTCACCGAGGACGGACTCGGGACCGCCGAACAGTGGCCGCTCGGAATCCCGCGCCTGGCGTTTCTTCGATGCGGCTCGGGTCACGACTTCGACCTCGTGCCCGTTGCGCCCTCGGATGGTTTTCATACGGCTCACTTGTCACTCCTCAGTCGAACAGGTCGGCCAGCCAGCCTTCCTTGTTGGCTTCGATGTCCTCGGGGTTGGAGGCGACCCGCTTGCGGATGCGGTCCAGCCCCTCCTCGGTGAACATCAGGTCCACGTCGTTGCCTTCGGGATCACGGACCTGGAAGGCGACGTAGTAGTCGTCTGCGGCGGCCTGCTTGTCCCGGTTGTCCACGCGGGTGAAAACCCCACGCTTGAGGTCAGGAACGTCCTCGGAGTTCTTGCTGGCCCGTGTGCTGGCCTCCGCGTACTCGTAGTCCGTCATCAGCAGGTACTCCTCGGTCTGCGCGGACCAGGATGTTTCCACCTTCACGAACAGGTACGACTCGTTCTCCCATTTCTGGGGGTCGAGGTTCGCTACGCGCTTGATCTTGCCTTTTGCCATGATGCCTCCGACGAGCACACTGTACCCACCGGAGCCGTTGCAGGGGCGGCCCTGTGCGTCGGTGACGCGCCAGCCAAGGCGGCCCTCCTTGAGGGCGAGGTAGGCGTCAGCGCGGAGGCGCTCGGGGATCAGGCCGATCATCACGGCTCCCCCCCATCTGCGGGGACGCCCTCACTGCGGGGAGGGAAGAACCGAAGCACATTGGCCTCGATCTCCTCGTCCGTCATCTGACCGATTTCGGCAGCGATCTGGTTGCCGATGTACTTGGTAGCCATGATGCGGGCGTCGGGCTTGGGTTCGGTGTCCTTCATGGCTTGCCACTCCTCGCGGGTCATGCCCGTAGTTACCCGCCTGCCCCCACTCAACTCGTCGCTCTCCAGCGCCCGCGTGAAGTTTGCCCACGACTGCGCTTCCTCCCGCGCCTCGCTGGCCGACACGGGAACCACCGTCGCGCCCCACGCCAGCGCCCGCTCCCGCGTCTCGGGCACGGTCTGCCGCTGGAGCATGTCCAGCAGCCACGCCCGCTCCTCATCAGTCAACGTCGGCCACAACTCCTGGATGGCTGCCTGCACCTCGCGGTAGACGCCCAAGGAGCGGAAGTGGCTGTAGCGGATGGCGCACAGCAGGGTGGTGGTGATGGCGGTCATGGCGCAGCCTCCAGCGCAGCCACGAGGGCTTCGGCCTCGGTGTCAAAGTAGGCCCACAGGGTCCAAGGCCGATAAACGAGGCTGCCGCTTTCCCATGCCTCCCGAACTTGCGCCAGCAGCACGCCCAGGGTCGCCGGGTCGCGGAAGTCGGGCCACCAGCCCGAACCTTTTGCGGGCCAGCCCCAAGACGGCGTCATCTGATGACCGCCCGCAGACATGACAGGGCACCACTCGCCCTCGTGGTCGTACCAGAAGCAGAGGCGGTGCTCCTTTGGGTCGGAGCCGTCGTACATCGCGAGCACCCCCGCCGCCCACCGGAACCCCGCCTTAAGCGCCCGCAGCCCAAACGCCTTCGCTTCGTCGTCGGTCATTCCGCAGCCTCCAGCGCGGCCACGAGGGCTTGACGGGCAGCGACCCAGGCGGCGGCCTCGGCGGCCTCCTCGGCGGCCCTAGCGGCCTCCTTGGCGACCCAGGCGGCCTCCTCGGCGGCGGCCTCGGCGGCCCCCCTGGCGGCCCTAGCGGCGGCCCAGGCGGCGACCCAGGCGGCCCCCTCGGCGGCCCTAGCGGCCTCCTTGGCGACCCAGGCGGCGGCCTCGGCGGCGGCCTCGGCGGCCCTGGCGGCGGTCCTGGCGGATACATCATCAATCACCGGCTCCAGCGCCCGGAGCGTTGCGGCTTCGCCGCGTAGACCCGCCGACTCCAGCGCCAGGGGCGCAACCACCCTGGCGGCGTGGTCGGCCAGAACGTAAGCGCGGGCCTGCTCGGCCTTCGGCGTCGAGTGCGACCCCACCAGCATAGGGGCGAGGTCGTGCAGATAGCGCGCCCGCAGCGCATCCCCTTCGGGGCCGAAGCCCATTGCATCGTTAAGGGCCGCCGCATACGCGGTCAGCACCGGACAAGCGCAGGCTGGCGCGTCGGTGTGGGGCTCTCCTGCCAGATATGCCACGGCTTCCATGAGGCACGTCCCATCCTCGCGGGTGGCGTGCGGCCCGTAAGTCAGTGTGTAGTCAGTCATTCCGCAGCCTCCAGCGCAGCCACAAGAGCGGCGGCTTCGGTGTGGTCAGATTGCAAGGACGTGCCCACAACTCGCCAGCCATGCACGCCGCCCTCAGTCAGCAGAGGCTGGCAGGTCAGCCAGTCGCAACCCCATGCCTCCCGCACCAGCCCGAGCAGGCAGCCCAGCGTCGCGCCGTCGTCCAGGTCGGGCAGGTCTGCCTCCCAATCATCCGTCATCTCGTCCAGGCGCAAGCCGGTATCCAAAGACAGCATCCCAGGCTCCCAGCGCCAGTGTCGGCAGGCGACGGCTCGTTTTGCAAGTTCATTCATCACTCGGTCATCTCGGTCACAAGTACACTCCTGCTCCAAAGGGCCGGAGTCATAGCCCGCGTCACAGCGAGCGCATTTGTACCACTTCATTCTTCCTCTGCTTCCACGGGTTCCGCGCCGGTCCCCTTGCAGGTCTTCGCCATGTAGGGTTCGCGGTTGCGGGTCATTATTGAGTGTCCTGCGATGACGCCGTGCCGCGTCAACGGCAGTCGCGCCCCGCAGGCGGGACATGTTCCTTTCTTATTCTTGCTCATGGCGCAGCCTCCAGTGCGGCGACGAGCACCGCAGCGTAACTCTCGTGTCGAGTCTGCCGCTTGCGGGACGGCGGGTCGATGACCCACGCCCCAAGCGCCTCGCCGTCCAGGCAGGTCGGAAGCCACGCTGGATCGAGCCGTGCGAGCCGCACCAGCGCGAGCAGACAGCCCAGCGTGGCGGGGTCTTCGAGGTCGGGGGTTGCCCCCGCTGGGACAACCGTATGCCCGCCCTGAGTCCGCCACACACGGTCGCAGGCTACAGAATCTCCATCCTCATCGACCACCAAAGGCAGCATCCCCGGCATCCACCGCCAGCCTGGACAGGCTACGGCGCGTTTTGCAAGTTCAGTCATCTTGCTTCTCCTCACACCGCTCGGCCAACCACCGAATCCCCTTGCGGAGTCGGACACGCTCGTCGGGAGTCATCTTGAGAGGGATGCACCGACACCCGGCGTTGGTGTGCATCCCGACCGGAACACCGGGGACAAGCAGCACACAACCGCCGTCCCCGCAGGCATAGGGGTTCTGCTTCAAGGCTTCTTCTCCAGAAGGGTGGTTACCGTCTGCCGAAGGTCACGAACCGCCTGTCGGAACCGATGGTTGGAGTCCGAAACGACCTCCAACTCGCCTTCCGTGTAGGTCGTGGCCCCGCTCGCCGGGTACAGGGTCATCTTGACCCCTGCCATCGGGTGCCCGTCGGGGACGATGACGGTCATGGTGTCTGAGGGGTTCACTTCTTCTCCGTCTGCCACAAGGCATCCGTCACCGCAGACTGGATCGCCTGCTTCACCGTGGGCGACTCGCGGGTCCACGACGACATCGCGTTCTTCACGGCCTCGTTGATGGCCGCGTCGAGGTGACTCACGCTTTCCAGTCTCGTGCTCATGTGTGCTCCTGTTTGCAGGTTCCGCAGACGAGGTACACGGGTTCAGGCTTCATGGTTCCTTCCTTCGGTCGGACTCCTTGAGCCGAGCGTGGCCTGTCATGATCGGCCACCCATGCGTCGGGTGATTGCAGTCGTATTGGACCCACAGTCGGGTCTTCCCCTCTGGAAGATCCCCCGACCACTCAATCCGATCACCGGGGTTCAACACCACCTTCTCGATGCGGAGAAACAAGTCCCCCGCCTTCCCGTGAGGATGGTCGAGGGGCTCGTAGGTGACCTGCTCCCCGTTCGCATACAGAAGAACGGTCACGCCGCACCTCCCAGCGTCCAGTCCTTCGGAGACACGCAGCCGACGTACAGACAGCCGTAGGACTTGTCGGAACTCACCGCGCCCCCGAACAGGTAGGCGTAGACGGCAACAGAACCGTCGCCTTGCCACAGGTAGTAGAGGCGGTGCTCCAGCCTCAACGGGTGCATCGTCCCCCAAGGCTGGAGGTCGGGCACCGCGAACGTCGGCTTCGACTCGCGGAAGAACAGACACTCGGGCTTGAGGACCGGGCGGTTGCTCGCCATCCAGAGATCCCGCACCGCTTCGGGCAGAGCCTCGTTGGGCACCCGGTACTTCGGGTCAGGCACTTGGGGTTTCATCGTTCACTCCCGATGAATGGAGTCGTGGATAGGGTCACCCGCCCGGTAGGACAGGTAGACGAGGACGAGGGCGAGCCCCATGCCCCCCGACGCGACGAGGGGGAGTAGGGCGAGTTTCTTGAGGCGGCGACACACCGCCCTACTCGATGGTGAGGGTGAGAGTGCCCGTGAACCCAGCCGCCTTGAGCGCGGCCTTGACCTGCTCCAGCGTGGCGAGAGGGTTGGAGGGGACGTTCCCGGACGGCTGCTCGGCAGCGAGGGCGTCGAAGGCATCCGCGATGTCAGCCCGCAGTTGGTCGCCCAGGGCCTTGACCCGGCTCCCGATGTCGCTGTCGGGAGCCTGATCCGACCGAAATGCGACCCGCTCCTCCAGAGCCTTGATTCCAGCCGCCATCTGGCCGTTGGCTCGGTTGATGTGGGACTCCACCTCAGCCCGAATCTCCTTCTTGAAGGTCGAGAGGTCTTCCATGATCTCCAGGATGGCCGCCGTGTTGCTGTCCACCGCACCGTCGTGGGGCGTGGCCACCAGAGGCGTGGCCGTCGTCGTCTCGGTCCCCAGGTTCAAGTACCACTCCACGGCGTAGGACAGCCGGGTGTCGGACCCCTTGTCGGTGATCTGCTTGTAGACCTCGTAGAGGCTCGTCTTTCGGACCTTGTGGCCTTCGGGCAGGACCAGGTAGACGAACATCGCGAACGCGAGGGGCTTACCGCTCACGAGGGGCTTCAAGGCCCGGACCAGATCGCGCTGGATGGGAGCGCCCTTCTCGGCGCGGGACTTCCACGCGGAGACGAACTTGTCCTGCTGTCGGTCGGTGAGGTCGGTCGTGATCATGCGCTGGGCGCGCTCCCACGCCTTGTTCAACTTCGCAGGGGTGTAGACCTTGCACCAGTTTTCGGTGGCCTTCACGGTCTCCCAGGGGACAGACTGAGTGGGGTATTCGGGCATGGGCGTGGCCTCCTGGGTCACGGGAGCCTCCTGGGTCACGGGAGCCTCCTGCTGGAGAGGTGTGGGTTCCGGGGTTGTGGGTGTAGGCTCCTGGGTCACGGGAGCCGCAAAGGAAGGTGCGGCGAACAACTCGCCGACAACGCTTGCGACCAGTGCTTTGGAGTCCGCCGCCATGGACGGGAACTGGTCGTAGAGGGTTTGGGTGAGATGGCGCGCGACGTCCCCTCGACGGTCGCTGGGCCGGGCCTCCATGAGGGCTTTCCCCCACTCCAGCATCTCGCGCCGAACGTCGCCGACCGAGATGGCAGCGGTGGGCACAGCCTTGGGCTGAGGCGCACTCTGGGCCTCGATCTTCGCCAGTTCGCGGCGCATCCCTGATAGGCCGTCCTCGTAGATCACGGGTCGCCCCGTCTCCTTGTGCCAGTGCTTGTAGGAGTCCGTGTGGCGCATGGAGGCTATGCGGACAATCAACACGTCGTAGGACGGGGGGATCTTGGAGGGGTGACCCCCCAGGCAATAGACCTCGTGCCCATCCTTCGTAAGTTGGCGTAGGTGGGTCTTGCAGTGCTTCTGGGCAGAGACGATTCCGATCTTCATGGGGCAGTACCGGTTGGAGGATCACCCGCTCTCCTTTGGCGGGGTATCCGGTACTACCGATTCGGGCGGCGTTTTAGCCCCCCTCGGAAAAGTCCTTCAATCTCGGTGCTTTGGGTCCAGCCCCACTCGCTCCGCGATGGCGTGGAACAGGTCGTTGTGGGGCGGTCCGCCTCCACCGTTGGCCACCGCGATGTGGACGCACTCGTGGAGGACCACCTGCCGCAGGTACCTCTTGTTCTTCGCCGCTGCGGGGTCAATCGAGGTCACCGTGTAGGGGCGACGGTCCGTGGGCGGCTCAGTGAGTCCGATGGTGTTGGGCTTCAACCGCACCGACGAGAAGCCGATGGAGACGGACCCCTTCCTCAGATCAGGGGCGGTGCCTGTGATTTCTCGCCGGGCCTCCAGACACTCGTTGAGGCACTCGTTCAACAGAGGGACCAGCACTTGAGCCGTCGCCAGGGCCCGTGCCTTGACCCCGCGAGCCGCCTGAGCCCATGGCCAGTCGTATCGCTCGGTCATGGCTTCGGCGATGGTGTAGGTCCAGTAGAAGACCCTCGTCCAGTGATCCTCGACGGGGTTCACGATTGGTTGCAGGCCCTCTCGGATCGGAGCGACCGTCGTGCCCACCGTCCAGAAGTTGTTGTGCTGGTAGGCGATGCAGCGGACCTGCGTGAAGTCGCCCTTCATGGGCTCCGGCACCGCGAAGTCCCAACCCCACGGGTGCGGGGTCGCGATGGCCGCTGGGGTCACCGATGCCATCGCAAAGGCCATGGCTTCCAGCCCGTCGGTCTCGGTATGCCAGTAGTCGCGCTGCTGGCTCCAGTGGGACAGACCCTCTCGGACAGCCGCCGAGGTTGCGGTCGGAGGCTGGATGTCCTCCACCATCGAGCGGTCCACATAGAAATCCTTGACCGGGCCGACGTACTCCTTGCCTGCGACCTTGACCTTGTAGGCCACGATCTGTCCGAACCGGGTGATGACCCCGAGGATCACAGCCTTCTTGTCGCGGTGATCCCGCAGTCCTCCGTCGGCGATGCTGGACACCTCAACGGCCTTGCCGACCATCTCGTGGTCGTAGGCCACGTCCGCGCCGAAGTCAGCCTCCAGCGGGAGATCACGCCCTCCGATAGACAGCGAGGCGGCCTGTTTGGTTAGACGGTTCCTCACGGCGCGACCCCCAGAATGTTGAGGTTGGTGTCCTTGAACGCCTTGCGGAGCGCGTCCTTGTAGACGTCGAGGATGGGCTCCACCTTCGTCCCGATGACGTCCCCGTACTGTGGCTCCAGAGAAACGATCTCCGTGCTCCGGTCTGGGAACACCTGGACCTCGCCTTCCAGCCACAGGGGCTTCTTCTGCTCCGTCATCACACTCTCAAACGTCACCTTGACCCGGATGCGGATCAAGGGGAAGGCCGGTGCCTCGGACCACTGAGGCTGGCGGTCCACCACGTCGATCACCGTCCGCACGGGGAGGACTTTGGTGTAGATGCGTGGCATCACATGGCTCCGGGACAGGGTACGAGCATGGAGGTCTCCACCCCTCTGCCCGTATAGCCCCGCTACCGTCAATCCCGGTAGACGACCTCACCCGTGTCGGCCAGCCAGTTGGGCGGGTAGGCGTTCGTCCAGGTTGGGCCTTCCGCCGCCTCACACTCGTCGCGGACGACGTTCTGGTAGGCGTTGAAGGCATCGAAGTGGCGGTAGCACTCAGCGGCTTCCGACCATGGCCAGTCCATCGGGAGCATGGGCACATCATCATGGAGCCTGTGACCCAGATTCCCCGCCATGAAGATGCCCGAAGCCGTCTTGGGCATCGCCCCGAAGCGGCGGTCGTACTCCTCCACGAGGGCCATGCCGTAAAACACGACCCACATGAAGTTGTCCCAGTCCTTCGCGGCCCAGGTAGCCAGACGGCCACCAGCCCCGTCACCGAGGATGCGGTCGCGGATGCCGTGCAGGGCAAGGCTCGCCGCGAGCACCTCCCTGGTGCTCTCCAACTGAGAGGACAGGTGCTGGTCGCAGAGTGCCGCAGCGCACTGGCTGGGGTCTTCGTCGATGATGAAGATGCTTGGAGTAGTCATTGGGTCACCTCGTCGGCTTCTTACCGGAAACGGGGTCGGTCTGAGCCCCCTGTGACCGCACCCGGATGGCGCGTTTGTTGTAGATGGTGTGCGACATCCCCGTCCCCGCTTCGGGGGCCTTGCCGTTCTTGACGACGTGGGGGCAGGAGAGGCACTTGTCCATCGACATCCCGTCCCGCAGACCGCAGACCTGCTCCCAGGTGCGGACCCGCTGGTAGACGAGATCACTCAGCACGCCCCGGAAGGCTTCGGCGATAGGCACGCCCGGCGGGAGCGGGTCGATCAGTTCTTCCTGATAGGCGCTGACCTCGATGGGTGGCCAGATGCCCCTGTGGGCGCACTCGTAGACGTCCCCTTCGCTGTGTACTGGTTCCAGGGGCTTACGCCTTCCCATGTGCTCTCCGTTGGGCCGCTGCTCGTTTCTCAAGCCGGGCCAGTGAGTCCCTCAACCCTACCCGGAGTTCATCCAGATCGTCCGACTGGTCGAGGCTCTCCAGCGTCTCGCGGATGGTCTTGATCCGGGCGGCTCGGAGGGTGCCGGAGGGCATGACTTCCTTCGACTCGGCCTCTTGAACCCACAGGAGCAACGTCGTGACGGTGTTCGTCAAGTGGGTCAGGTGTCTGAGGAGGTCGTCGTTGTCCATGTCACAGGCCCTCGTAGTCGGCGATCACGCGGAACTCCTCGTAGGCCACTCGGACCGGGTGGCCCAGCAAGTCGTTCCCCTTGGTGTCGCGTACATACAAGGTATCGGTGCCCTTGCCCTCGCAGCGGAGGATCACGCGAGCCAACTTGTCTGCCCCATGGGCCGTCAAGGACCGCACACGGTAGACGTAGGACGTCCCCTCCTTCTCCGGGGCGGGCTTCGGGGCCGGGGCACTGGGTGCTGCCACAGCAGGGTGCGAGGTGCCGTTGACGGGCTTCTCCTCCGGTGCTTCCGGCGCTTCCGCTGCCGCCTCCCCCCTCCCTCCGCAGGACAGGTAGTGGGCGTAGTGCTGGGGGAACACCCGCTTCCAGCGGTCGGTCCACTCACCGCCGCCCTGGTTCCAGGTCATCTCGGTCAGGTTGAAGGGCACGGTCCAGTTGTCGCCGAACTCGACGTCCACCTTGAGCGGGACGAGCCACTGGAGACCCCGGATGGTGTCGTTCACCATGATCTCCTCGATGACCTCGACGGCCTCGCCCGCCAGAGCCTCCTCGATCTCAAACACCAACTCGTCGTGGATGGTGATGTTCATCAGCACCCGGTCGAGCCAGTCGCGCCGCTTGAACTCCTTGTACAACTTCGCCATGGCCAACTTCATGATGTCGGCGCTGGTGCCCTGGACGGGTCCGTTGACGCTGTTGCGCTCGGCTTTCGACCGGAAGCCGCCCATTTCGTGGTCGATGTCCGGCAGCGGGTACTTCCTCCCGTAGGCGGTCGTGACGTACTTCTGCGACCGTGCGGTCAGGTGCTGCTTCTTCCACCACTTCCGCAGCACCTTGTAGGTCTTGTCGTACTGGTTCTTGATGCGACAGCCTTCCTCGCGGTCCACGCCGACGGCTCGCTGGGCAGCGGAGCCACCCCCGCCGTAGGCCATGGCGAAGTTGAGGGCCTTGGCCTCCTGTCGGCGCTGCTTGAACTCACCCGTGCCCTTGATCTCGTCACCGAAGACGCCGAGGGCCGTGAGGCTGTGCAGGTCGCCGATCTTGTCGGACCCACACTGAGGACAGAAGGGAGGCGGGGCTGCGTCTCGTGGGAACGTGTGCTCGCAACTGGAGCACCGGAAGAACTCGTTGATCCACTTCGGCTCGCCGCTCAGGTTGGTGACGATCCGCAACTCGACACCGGAGTAGTCGATGGCGAACAGGACGTGGCCCGGACGTGCCGTGACGACCTCTCGGATGCGTCGGACGCACTCGGGCTTCGACTTGTCGTAGGTCGCCGGGGTCATGTGGACGCCCCACCGCACCTGTCCGTGGAAGCGGTCCTTGTGCTTGTCTCGTGGCGTCGGGGTCGAGAAACGGCCCGTGTCCACCTTCTGCCCGTTGAAGTTGGCCCACACACAGCCGTCGGGGCTGCGCTCGGGCGTCGTGTCCCACCAGATCGGGAACAGGAAGGTGCCCAGACCCTTGCTGACCTCACGGAACCGCTTGACCTTCGCCATGAACGGGAACTGGTCGCCAGCCTCCGAGATCACGCGGTCCAACTCGTCCTTGCTCGTCTTGACCTGGCCGGATTTCTCGGTCACGGCGAGACCCTTGACCCCCATCTCCCGCAGCATGATCCCGAGGTTGGCCGGGATGGTCACGTCGTACACCGCAGGGAACTCGACGCTCTCCTGCTTGCGGGGATCATCGAGCCGGGGGACCGACCGCTCGACAGGCTCCAGAGTCTTGTCCTGTGACCCCACCATGGCCCGCTCACGGACCTCCATGTAGTTGGGCTCCAGGGTGTTGGGGTCGTACCCCGTCTGCATCTCCTTGACCCACGAGGGGCGCACGTCGCGCTCCAGCATGGCCGAGGCTTCGTCGTAGACCTCGTTGATGCAGCCCCACCACTCGTCCTGTCCGAGGCGGATCAGTCCCTCCAGACGGTCGCGGTCGATGTTGATGCGGCACTGCTCCATCCACATGGTGGCCCGGAGACACGCCTTCTCCAACTTGTAGATGCCGGTCTGGTGCCTGCCGTGCTTGTCCTTCTCGGCGACCGAGGGGTGGAGGATGTGGTAGAGCGCCAGCGTGTTCACGGCATCCGCTGCCGCGTACCAGACGACGGGTTCCCAGGTGGGGTCCAGCGTCGAGAAGTCGAGTTTCTTCGCCTTGATGGCCTCGGGTGGGAACAACTCCTCGATCTCGATCATCTCCCGGTCGAGTTCCTTCTTCGACAGGGGCTTCAAGCCCTTCGCCCGCTCACGGGTGTTCCGCAGGTAGGCGAGGATCATGGTGTCCTCCCAGGTCGTGTTGTCGTCCCAGTCCCCAGCCCGGCCAGCAGGCTCGTAGTCGAGGAACTTCTGGTCGAACTTCGCGTTGTGGAAGACGGCGCGGGCACCGCCTTCCTGGATGCGGTTGACCAGAGCCACCACGAGCCGTGGTGGGACGTTGGCGCTTGCACCCTCCTCCCTGTGCCGCACGGGGATGTACCAACCCTTCTCCGTGCTGGGAGCGATGCAGTAGCCGACGATCTTGTCCACCGTCTCCTCGCGGCCAGACCCGCCCGCAAAGGCGCGCTGGTCCAGACCCGTTGTCTCCAGGTCCAGGCCGTAGACGCCTGCGTCGATGCACTCCTGTGCGATGGTGTCGAGGTCGTCAACCGTGGCGAGGCGTAGGTCCACGCCTTCCATCCACGCCTTCTTGGCGACCTTCGGACGGCTGATCTCTTTGAGGCTGTCCAGGATGTTCATGGGCTCTCCTTACAAGGCTGTACCCGACGCCTGTGGTGGAACCACCCCCAGGTATTCGCGCACGGTGCGGAGGACTTTGGCCGCAGCGGCCTTCGTCGAGGCTTCCGGGGCCTTCCCGTCACGATGCACGAGGCTCACCTTGTCGTGGGCCTCCCAGAAGGCGGCGCATTTCTCCGGGGGGATGGACCGCTCCCGACAGCAGGAGTCGATGATCCGAGAGACCCGGTTGAGCACCTGCTCCGTCGTCTCGGTGGTGTGCTCCAGTGCCTCGTTGATCTTGTGGACCGCCTTGTCCTTGCGCGGCTCCTCGGGGCCTTCCCACGGCAGGGGGTCAAGCCCGTAGCGTGCCTCCAGCGCCTTCACCGCAGACCAGAAGTCGATCCCCTCCTTCTCACGGACCAGGGTGATGGCGTCCCGGCTCCGTCCACAGGCGAAACAGTGGAAGGACGCCGAGTCGGGGTACACGCGCGCCGAGGGCTTCGTGTCGGCCCCGTCACCGTGGAGGTCACACGAGAACTGCTGCTCCCGGTCCTCTCCGTCTGGGTGGACGTGGTAGCCGTACTCGTAGAGCACGTCCACGATGGGCACCTCGGCTCGGATGCGGTCTGCCGCCGCCTTCGCCCTACCCATCGGTCTCGCCTCCCACCTGCTTGTAGAAGCGGGAGGCTCCCCCGGTGTCGGCATAGCAGGTGGCTTCAGTGTCTCCAGAAGCACCATAGATGCCGTGTTTCCCCCAGCCACGCTGTATCCCCTTCATCACACCAGAAGTGAGGACGCCGCTCTGTTCGTCCAGTCGTGCCACGGGACAGTCGGGTTCGCAGATCCAGTTGGCTACGGTTTCCTTGCCGTCGTTGTCTATCTGTCGGGTGATGTTCGTGGGTCGATTCTGGTGTGCGTTCCACCCCGAATCCTGACCGAAGGCGTTGTCCCCAGACGAGGCACCGCCACCGATGCCCTTCACCCTCTTGACCCCATCACATCGACACCCATCGAGGTGTTGAAGGATGACGTTGGCAGGCCAGCGACCCGAAGGCTGAACATAGCCCGTGGAGGCCGTGCTTCCCGGCTGGAACATCCCCGCAGAAGCCCCTGTCCGACTGTCGCCCGGAAGGGACGAACGCCCCCCACCTCGCTTGTACCTCCAGTTCTCGGCACCATCCCAACGCTCCGTGGGATTCTCCGCGTAGGCACCCCCGTTGAGGTTGTCGTCGGTCGAGATCCGAGAGGCGTCGATGTTCAACCCGCCTGTGCCGTGCTTGAGGGTGTTCGCAGCCACGGTGCCCTCGGACAGGGGCTTTCGGAGGACGTGGATCACGCGCATCACAGGTCTCCCAGGTCGATCTCTTGCCCGACCTTCTGCGCGGTCTGTGGGCTCACGTCGTTGGACGTGACCATCCGACGGCACGGCCACAGCACACCAGCGTAGAAGTCGTCAAACGGTGCGTTGTCACGGGACTTCAAGCACTGGATCTTGACGAGGTTCCCCTCCCTCAACTCGGTGTCCACCCAGCCAGCCGTCACGATGTCAGACGACCGCTCGGCCTCGTTGGCGTAGGAGAGGTGAGTCAGGTTGTACCTACCCCCGTTCTTCTCGGCGCTCTTGTAGCCCTCACGGCTGATCTGGAACAACGCCACCACCGCGATACCCATGCCCCGGTTGAAGTTCATCGAGAGCCGCTTGAGGTCACGCAGCACCTCGTTCAACCGCTCCGTGGTGCTGCGGTACTTGCCACGGGACTGCATCAGCCCGGCGTGGTCCACCGTGATCATCTGGATCGCGGGGTCTTTGGAGTAGAGCAGTTCGCACCGGGACCGGAGGTCGTTCACGTTGAAGTCGCTCTTGTCGGGATCAGCCACCTCGATGTGGATGTGCCCGTACCTGTTCGCCGGGTCGTTGAAGTCCGGCACGACGTGGTCGAACATGAACTTGCGCTCGTTGTCGCTGAGTTCTCCGTCCCGCATCCGGCTGTAGTCAAGGCTCTTGCCGATGCCGAGGTCTTGCCTGATCTGGGCGAACTTCTCGTGCTGGGAGTGGATGGCGTAGATGATGCGCCGCACCTGCTGGTAGGGCATCTCCAGGGACACGAGCACGCTGCTGTGCTGGTAGTAGACCGCCTGGTTGTAGTGCCAGTTCATCGCCAGCGTGGACTTGAGGCCCCCTGTGAACGCCGCGTGGGTCCAGAGTTCTCCGCGCTTCGCGCCCTTCAAGGCCACGTCCATCTGCCGCAGACCGCTAAACTGACCGATGCCCGCGAGAGGGTCGTTCTCCACCCGCTCGTACTCCTTGAGGAAGGCATCGCCGTCGGAGGTCACGTCACCGGAGAGCCGGACGCCGTTGACTGGCGTGATGACCCGGTGGCTGTTGTCGAGGACGTAGCGGACAGCGTGGGCAGGACCACGGAGGATGCGCTCCTCGTGCCCTTCCTTGATGGTGACCCCAGTGTCCACGATGCGAGCAGCCTCACGGAGCACTTCTGTGACCACACGGATGCGGCGGTCCTGGACGCGGGACTCCAGCAGTTGCAGGAAGTCGCCCTGGGTCCGAGGCTTCTCGACGCAGAGCATGTCCAGTCGGTCCACCACAGGAACCTGACTGACCCGCTCAAAGTGACCCCGGATGGTCGAGGCGTCGGGGACGTGGTGGTGCTGGTCGATGAAGTCCGTGACGTAGGCCCAGATGGCCCCGTCTTCGGGGAGGTCGAAGCCCAGCCCGGAGTCTCGGAGCGACTGCGCGTTCCGTAGGAACAGGGTGGGGTTGTCCTTCGGGCCGTCGCGGAACGAGGAGCGCAGGAGCACCTTCATTCACCACCTCCCCGGAGGGTCTTCTTGCCCTTCATGCCGCTGGTCTGTCGGCGAGGCTTCTTCGCCGTCGGGTTCGTGGGGCCAGGGCCCACGTTGCTGTTCCCGATGTGCTCCCACTCTCTCAGGATGCGGGCCACGTCGTCGGACCAAAACAGGTGACCGGAGTCGAGCGGGTGCGCGGGTTCGTCCCACACCCACGTCGGCTTCCCTGCATGGAAGCGTGTGTTGATGGCCTCAGCCAACACCTCCGGGGCTGCGACGTTGCGGGCCACCTTGACCCCCATGCGGATCACCACGAGGTCCGGTGGGGTCACGAGGTCCGGGATGGTCATGTACTTCGTGCTGACCTTGTGCGCGTCCGGGTCGATGATCTCACCACCCCCCAGCCCGGCGGTCGCGAGCCATGCGGTGACCAACTCGGCGTCGGAGACCACCTTGAACGCCCACGTTGCAGGCTGGCGCACAGCGACGTGGCGCAGGTGCGAGAAGAATGTCTGCCCCGTGGTCACCCACAGGTTCTTGTTGTGCCTCCCCAGCAGGGGCGATTTCTTGATGACGGGAGCCTTCGACAGGCCCCCATAGCCGCGCTCCACGTTGGTGAGGATGTCGCCTCGGAGGGCGCACTCACAACGGTCGTAGGCGGGAGGATGGGGTGGATCAGGCGGGGTCTCGACCATGCCCGTACCACCGCAGATCTTGCAGTCGGGGTTGGGAGCAGACATCAGAGCCCCTCCTGGTTGGTTTCAAGGCTCATGTCGCCCTCCGAATAGTGTCCACCTGTAGTACCGGACCGGATGCACCGATCTACCCCCTGGCGTCCTCGACCATGGCGTCGAAGATGTCCCGGACCTCGGACCCGGCGTTGAACACCACGTCCTCGCCCTTGTTGCCCTTGACCCGTTCGCCGAGCACCTGTTCGATCAGGCCCATCTTCTTGCGGACCACCTGCATGACCCGCTCGTCGATGGTGTCCCGGCACACGAGATGGATGGCGTAGCAGGTGTCGTGGTCTGACCCGATGCGGATCATGCGTCCGATGCAGTTGCCGACGATGGCTACTTTCCCATTCCGTCTGGTGATGATGGTTCCGAGGTCTGTTTCCACACACCAAACTGGCTCACCCGGTTTGGTGTGTGCCTTCTGCATCCGAGGTCGGTTCAACTTCTCGTTGCCGTTGAGCGACCAGAAGGGGGTAGGCTTGATGTGCAGGGTCCAGAAGGCGGCCCGAGTCTGAGCGAGATTGCACCGAAACCCCCGACGAACACAAAGGCTCTGAAGCCTCTCAGCGAAGGTCAGATTCGCTGTGCCAATGTGATAGGAGCGCCGGGTCCACGACTGCCCTCTTTGCTTTGCCCCGTCCCCCAAATGAAGGGCCTCCAGCAAAACAGCCAGTTGGGCTGAGGACACCGCTTCCAGACGGGGGGACAGGTCTTTATCCAGAAAGGGTTGAAGCGGTCCCCAGCCGTTTCTGGCCCGCGTCCCACCCTCACCACCCTTGGGCACCGAAAACACGGTCTGAGGCTTCCCGTTAGGGAAGCCCTTGGGGATTCGGGGGTACTCCGACCAGTCGAAACCGCAATCGGACAAGCACCGCCTCAGATCCACGATCTGAGGCTGGTGATTCGCCTGCGAGATCACGACCTGCTGATTGGCCTGATTCAAGTACCCATCGCTGAGGAACCATCCGAGGAAACGAAGTTCCGGGTCGCTCAACTCGACTCCATTCGACTTCTGCACCCCAGCGGCGGGCACCCGATACTCTGATGCTTCCTCGCTCATTTCCTCTGCTGTTTCGACACGCCACGGTACGGGCCACCCCTTGCGGCCTCCCTTTCTCGTAGGGCGTTTGAACAACATCCGGTGCCCACCTGTCACTCGCACGTCCATGTGCGGAGACGACACAGCAAACATCTCCTCGTCCGAGGCAAGGGGGCGGTCCACCACCGAACGTGCCGGGGTCCAGATGATTTCCTCGGTGTTGGGGTCAAAGGCACCAACGAGGTCGTCCTGCGCGATAGCCCCCCGACCACGGAAGCCGTCTGGCGTCAAAATCTCAGTGTGCTGGTCAAGACACTGGAGGTAGTCCCCCGCCGACCACGGGCTGTCGTAGAAGACCATCGCCTTCGCAGCCTGGAGGTTGATGGCATCGCCACCAGCCATGGTGATGAAGATCACCCGCGTGTCGTCGTTGGGGTCTTGGAAGGCGTTCATGGCCTCCTTGCGCTGGGCCTCGTTCTCGTCTCCCGTGACCCGGACGCACTTGATCTTCGCCTTCTCCAGCACGGGCATGGCCGTGTTGACCATCTCCTTGAACCGGGTGAACACGATGACCTTCTCGTCGTGGAGATCACCGCCGTCGGTGACCATATCCAGCAGGGCGTCGAGTTTCTCCGAGTTGTAGTCGGGGTACTCGATCAGGGCTGGGTGGTTCACGATCTCCTGGCAGTAGATCAGCGCGGTCAACTGGGTCGTCTCCCGCTCGTCGCCGTCGCCCAACTCCAGCAGCCCGGAGAGCGCCTCCTGGTACTTCTCGTGCTGGAACTTCGTGAGGCCAACCCGGACCGTCTTCGTGGTCAGCACAGGCAAGTCCTTCGCGACCATGTGCTTCGGGCGACCCAGGTAGTAGAGGTCGATCTCGTCCCGGAACTTCGCGATGTCCGATTGCCGGTAGCCGACGATCATGGGCACCTGGCGTCCGTTCGCGACCCGCTGCATCCGGGTGATGCAGTAGTTGTTCATAAAGCCGTTCTTCGACATGGGGAACAGCGTCGGGACCACGACCTTGTAGATGCCGTAGCCCTCCATGAGGTTGTTCTTGATCAACGTCGCCGTGAGACCCCACACCCTCGCCGCCTGACTCCCGTAGTGGCGGCAGATCTTGTGGACCCGCGTGGTCGGGGTCTTCACCACCGTCACCTCGTCCATGATCAACGTGTAGCCCTCCCAGTGCTGGAGGGTGCCGAAGTCGTTGCAGGCCGACGAGTAGCCCTGGATCAGGACCGTCGGACCCGTGGACTGCTCCCAGGCGTCGTGTGCCTTCGCCCGCTTCTTCGGGGTGCCCACCGCCATCAGGACGTTAACCCCGGTGGTGAACCTGTCGAACTCGGCCTCCCACTGAGGGACGCTGGACTTCTTCGTGAGCACGATCACCTTCATGTCGGGATCACGCTTCCACAACTGGCACAGCGCAGCGATGCTCTCGATGGTCTTGCCCAGCCCGCAGTCGTCGCCGACCACGAACCGCTTCATGGCCATCAGGTGGACGACCATCTGCTGCTGGTAGGGGCGCAGGATCAGCGGGGCTTCCGTGCCGTCCCGCTTCGTGAAGGTCTCTCGGAAGTTGGGCGGACACGGCAGGGCGAGGTCTTGCCGTGTCCGCACCTGCTTCAACCGTTCATGGACACTGGGCTTCATCGGGTTCTCCTATGTCGTAGGGATACCCGTTGAGCCGCTGGCCTCACCCCCCACTCAGGAGCCGTAGACCGCCGCCCAGTACTCCTGGAGGACTCTGACCCCCGTGGGGGACAGGGTGGTGAAGCGGCCAATCCTCAGCAGATCCCCGATGTCGGCCAGGGCGATCTCGGCACCTTCACCACGCTCGCACTTCTCGCCGTAGACGGCTTCGCACAAGGGCTCGATCTCTGCCCCCACCTTGTCCAGCATCTTGTTGAACGCCTTCTCGGCGTCCTTGGCCACGGGCAGCGCGTCCTTGGCGAGGAACTTGAACGCCTTGGTCATCTCCTCCTCGGTCGGGGCGTGATCCCGATGCCAGTCGGTCATGGAGATCAAGGGGCTGGGCCCGTACTGCCGCAGGCGGCGGACGATGCGGAGGGAGTCGAGATCCTTCTCGGACAGACCCTTCGGCCACGTCTTCACGGGCTTGTAGAGGCGGTCCATGACGTACATGCGGTCCACCTTCAACGAAGGACCGAACAGATGCTTCCACCAGGGACGCTTGCCCTGGGTCACCGCGTCGGCCTTCCCGGCCAACTTCTTCCACTCCCCCTCTACGTCCGCAAGGCCCTGTCGGACCAGTTGGTGGATGGCATCGGGGTCCAGGATGCGGCGGACCGACTCGGGGATGCCATCGGGGAAGTAAAGGGGGACACTCATTTCTCACCTACCATCACGATCAGGCGTCCCGGACCATCCACCGACAGTGCATACCCGTTCCGTGTCTCCACGGTATGGACGCCTCCTGATGTGAAGGCTCGCATAGGCACACCACCGAGGACCAGGTGCCCCTGTCGGCGCTCCTGCTCCGGCACAGGGGGTGCGCTCATGTTCACCAGGGCCTCGGCAGCCTTCACGCTCTCCACGCCGTTGAGGCCCAGCGCCTTCATCGCTGCGAGGGTCACAGGCCCCATGTTCCCATCGACGGGCCCACAGTGGATGCCCAGGCGGTGCAGGTGCGTCTGGATGGTGCGCTCCGTGGTGTGGTTGCCTCCCCATCTGCCGACGTCGATCTGAGCCGCGCAGCACATGGATGGCCACGCGAGATCACCGCGCCCCTCCCCATGTAAGAAATCCGCGACCGTGGACCATGGCCCGACGTAGTGGAACACATGGCTGGTGTCCGACGGCACCGGGTAGCGGTCCCAGGGCATGAACCCCAGAGGCACCACGATGCTCCAGAGCACAGCCAGTCGCTGCATGGGGTCATCCAGGCCAGCCAGGCTCAGGTAGACCTCACGCCCCGTGGGGCGCATGGACAGGTGCGGGGGCAGGTCCAGAGGGCCAGCATCCTGCTTGACCCCATCCCACGAAGCGAGGTCGGCAGGCACCCCGTCGTACTCGACCTGGATGTCACCGTACTCCTTCGCCGCCATCTCCACCCGACGCATGGCGTCGTAGGTGTCTTTGGTGACGAGGGTTTTGCGGTAGGGCTGGAGTGTAGTCATGCCCTACCTGTACCCGTCTGGGGTCACTCACATGCTCTTGGAGGCGTAGCGGAGGGCAACACGGCTCACGGAGGCGGTACGCGGCACCTTCTGGGCCGCCTTGACGGCCTCGTCGATCAAGTTCTTGGTGTGTTCTCCTGCCAGGTACGCCTTCTCAAACTCGTCGGCATCCAGACCCTCGCTGATGTACTCACCGGATGCACGGGCAGCGGGCATCTTCCGCTCCGCTCTCCCCAGAGCGGTCTGAATGGCGGTGATCTTGCCCTTCGTCTTCTCCAGGTCGTCAACCCACCTGCCGATGTCCATCTCGTGCCCCTCTTGAGAGAGGTTCACGGCGGTGCGCCACGAGCGGGTCTGCTTCTCCAACGACCGGAGGGAACGCTCGATCTTCTCGCCAGCGTTGCTCAGTGAGCGGTCGTCGGAGAGGTTCATCGCCGAACCGAGGTCATACGCGAGGCTGTGGAAGGACTCTGACTCGCGCACACCACCGGAGAGGCGTTCACCAGACCACGAGTCCCAGACCTTGTCAGTCAGATGCTCAAGCGATTGTAGGGGGGTCATGGTTCACTCCTCGATCACGGGCACGGATCGTCGTCTGCGGGGTCTTCCGGCGGGTACGGAGCCAGCGGGATGTTAGCACTCGGCAGGGCAGCCCGGCTCTTGATCATCGGCTTGCCTTCCAGACGGTAGCGGTCGGAGGCTGCGTAGCCCTTGCCGTAGTCGGTGGGGCTGATGATCCCGTCGAGAGCGTAGCCGTGGTCGCAGTCCAGAGACTCGCCGTACACAGCGTTGGTCACGATGACCATCTGCACCTCGTCGCCGTAGGAGCGGGTCACGTTGCCCGTGAACGCATCCTCGTAGCCGTTGCGGACCAGGTAGGCCCGACCGACCAGAGCGGCACCCTTCAACACGGGATCATCACCCTCGCTGAATCCGCCAGCGGTGAAGTCCACAGGGCCGCCAGCAGCCTCGGGAGACACGACGTAGGCCGAGCCACCGCCACGGTAGAGGCGGAACTTCTTGACCCCATCGGGAGCCGTCGTGGCGTTGTAGGCGGTGTACTGGAGGATGGCACCGTCGGCCATGCCCATGACCCCACCAGGACCACTGAGGCGCGTGTTCTCCTGCCCGTCTGCCGAGAAGGTCGTCACAGCCTGCGTGGCCTGATCCCCGCCGCCCGAGCGGACCTCGTAGGCCACACCCTTGCGGAGGGGGTCTTCACCGAGGAAGTCCGAGTCGTTGACGAGGATGCCGAGCGGCAGGCGGTCCGTCATGCCGGTGAGGCGCATCGGAGTCGGTGCGTTGTACACCTGCTTGCCGTTGGCGGGGACGTTCTCCGAGCCGGACAGTGCCGCCTGACTCACGATGGAGAAGTTGGTGGCGTAGAGCGTGCCGTAGGGGGCGTTCTCCAGCAGCCTGACCCCAGTGAGGGTGTAGGGCGTAGCCGTCGCCGGGCTGAGGCGGACGTCGGTGTTCGCACCCGTGTGTCCGGGCATCCGAGCGTGGATGTGGCACACAGGTCCAGCAGCCACGGCGTACACGCCGATGGCGTGCTTCGTGCCGTCGTCGGCGTTGATGGCCGTCGCAAGGTTCTGTGTAGCCTCCACAGCATCCGCGCCCACGGTCCAGTTGGCCCCGTACTCAAAGGTAGCCGTGTCGGTGCCGCGCGAGATCACGACCTTCTGGTCGGTCAGGGCTGCGAAGTCGGAAATCAGGACGCTGATGGAGGCGTACCCCGCCGAAGCAGGCTGCCCTTCCGTGAGAGCACGGGGGCGGGGCTGCCACGGGTTCTCCGTTCCAGACTCAGGGAGGCGAGTGCCGGGGGAGGTCAGGACGCCGGGATCAGTCGGGGTGCCAGCGTAGACAGGGCCACCCATCTTGCCTGTGCCCATCGTGGTCCAGAAATCGACCGAGGCCAGCACCTCAAGGGAGCGGGCGTTGGGGATCTCGGGGATCTGGTCGTTGTCCGTGTCGTACTGCTGGAGCGGGGTGTTGACCATGTTCGCACTGGCCGTGGGAACCTGCCCGTACCTGTGCTGGTAGTCAGCCGTCTGGAGGGTCGCCCCGTCACGGGTCATGTAGGGGTCGCCCTGGTACACCGTCCGGGTGAAGGCCGAGTAGCCTTCAACGCCACCCATGGCAGCAGGGATGATCATCCGGCAGTCGCCGTAGAGCCCGTCGGCGGGGGCGTAGGCCAGGTTGGCGTCGGTGCGGAGCATGACGTAGTTGTTCTTGTTGATGAAGCCCTCGGCGAAGCCGAAGACCGCGACCTCGACGACGTACTCGTAGGCGGCGAAGGTCGAAGTGGCTGGATCCCAGCCGGGGATCATCTCCAGGTTGAGTGCTTCCTCGGGGACCACATAGGTGTGCGCGTCGTGCCCAGCGAGCACGTCCGCCGCCCCATCCTTGACGATGAACAGCGTCTGCTTGTCGGCGTCGGTGCGGAGCAGGTTCGTGGCGAAGGAGCCTGTGGTCTTCGGAGTGAAGCCCTCGTCGGTCCAGGCCGAGCCTCTGGCCGCGTAGTCGGCGGCCTCGTAGACGGCGTAGACCCGTGCCGCGCCGAGGTAGGGCGGGAACTGGATGCCACGCAGAGGCTTGTTGATGTCCGAGGACCGTGCGTTCACGTCGTCGTAGAGGCGTCCCTGGAAGCCGACGGCAGCGCCACCGTATGCGCCGTAGTCCAGAGCCGTAGCGGCTGCCGTGGTGACCAACAGGGGCGCGTCCGTGACCACAGGTGCCGTGTTCGACGAGCCACCCACGACGTACCGGACGAGGTCCGTCACCACGTCGGAGTCACCAAACAGGTGGTTGATGCCCCGGAAGGGTCCGGTGAGGCCCGCCGTGGCCCGGATGGGGATGTCCTGCCGTCCGAAGCGGGGCATGTACTCGGCAGGGAGGGCGAAGATCTTGTCCTGCTTGAACAGACCTGAGCCGCCCATGACTGCGCCTCCACCGTGGGAGGGGTCATAGAAGGCTGGAATCTGGTCTGCCGAAGCCGTGCGAAGGGGCCACGCCATGTCCATCTGCTGGAAGGGGCGGAAGACAACCGACTTCGACCCCTCGTCCACAAAGAGTTCTGCTTCGCGGAGGGTCTCAAAGTTGTAGCGACCCTCGCCGTAGGCCGGTGCGTTGGGGGCATGGCCGCCGAGGCTGGGAAGACGGTTCCACGTCGGCACCGCCTGGGCGGGGTAGTAGTACTCGTTCTCCGGGACACCTGTCCGAGCGCGGAACTCGGTGCTGTCGGGGTCGATGTTCTCAGGGGCCTCACGCAGCACCGTGAAGCCTGCCCCCGCAGGGTCGATGACCGTGAAGCGGGAGAGGGCATCAGCCACTCGCGCCATCGCTCCACGGGAGGGTCCGTAGAGGAGGCTGGTGTCCAGCACCATCTGCCCGAGGAAGGAGGTGCCGAAGCCGTTCCATGGGTTCTCCGTCCCGCCGGTCAGCCCTTCCAGGTCGGTGAGACAGATCGCGATGGCCGGGTAGGCGTTGCCGGGGTTGTCCTCGGTGTTCATGTACCGGGTGCGGAACTCCACCTCCACGGTGGCCCCTACGGTCAACGCACCGCCGCTGACAGCCACACGCTCGACGACGATGCGGTTGTTGGCGGTCGCTTTGTGCCAGGTGTAGCCGACGGTCCCGGCTCCGATGACCCGGAAGCAGCCGTTGTTCGCTGTGTTCGCCTCGTCCCTCATGGTGATGAACAACTCGGAGGACTTGCCGGACGGGTCGCTGCCCCCCTTGGTCAGGAGGTCGTAGAGGTTGCGCTTGCCGTGCAGGAGCAGGTTCGCAATCCCATCCGTGCTGAGATCATCGACGTTGGTGGCGTACCACTGCCCTGCGGTGTCGAAGTCAACGGCGATGGCCAGTTCGACCTCAAAATCACCCGAAGGGATGGCGGCTTGCGTCACGGCTCCGCTGTCTGCCAGGGGCAGGTCCGTGTTCGCCAGACCACCCAGCACGACGTAGGGGTACAAGAAATCCGTGTCGGCCAGCGGGAACATGGGGCCGGGGTGATCAGCGATAGCCTCGCCCTTGCCGGGAGCCTGACTCCAGGAGTAGGGCGCGGTGGCTCCACCCGTCTCACCCACGAAGCGCATGAGGAAGGGGGTCTGGTTCCCGTGGACGCCCGCACCGACGTCGATGATGTCGTCCCTCGTGAGCCAGTACTCGTCGGGAGCAACGAAGCGCATGAAGCGGTCAGCCGTCTGGGACGTTGCCCGAGCGCCGTCTGTGCCCGTGGCCCCTCCGATGGAGAGCGTGATGACTGAGCCGTTGGTCCACGATCCGCCCTTGCCGGGGATCATGCCGCCCACAGCGAAGCCAGCACCAGCCTCCCAGGTATCACCAGACACGGAAGGCTCGCCGCCCACGATGGACAGGAGCAGGCTCACGTCGTTCTGGACGACTGCGCTGTCGGAGAAGACCTCACGGATGCCGTCGAAGCCGTCGAGTTGCTCCGTCTGGTTGGGGAGGGTGCCTGCGCCCTTGCCGAGGTAGGTGTCCACCTCGATGATCTGGGTGCCCTGCGTGTTGGTTCCGTTGCCCTGCTTGTAGGACGACCGGAGCGAGCCATCGAGGACACGGCCCAGGTTGTGCTTGAGGATGTCCTCGTAGGACCACTCGCCAGGCGTGACCCCACGTCGGAGGTCCAGCACGTCGTGTGCAGCGATCTGGTCGGAGAAGCGTCCGTCGGGACGGAAGTTGAAGAACTGGATGCTCGATCCAGCCTGGTGGGGAGCAGCCTGAGAGCCGAAGCGTCCACGACCCGCCGTGGGGGTCAGGGTTGCGCCCGTCCATGGGTTCGTGGTGTCGGTCGTCGAGGCGATCATGATCTCGCCCGTGGCAGCGTTGACTGCTTGGATGACCATGATCTCGTTGTCGATCTGGAGCGCCATCGAGGACCAGTTGATGTTCACGTTGTCGAGACCGGAGCCCGACAGCCCCGTGACCGAGATCACGCCCGTCGTGGTCGCATCCAGAGCAGCAGTCAGGGTGACCGGGGTGAACGTCCGGGTGGCTTGCAGGGGATCAGTGATGCTCCCCGATACCGGATTTCTGTCCAGTCCGCCGTTCTGGTTGGCGTTGCCTGAATCCGTCCGGGCCACGAAGGCTCCGCTGTTGCGACGGAAGACCGCGCAGATCGGGATGGCGTAGACGTAGCCGTCCACAGTGCCGAGGTCCGTCCGGCTGGTGCTGTCACCCTGTCCTGCTCGCCAGAGGCCACGGTCGCCCAACTCGTCGCCCATGTTGGACCAGACGTAGCCGACCACCGGGGTGTCCATCGCGCCCTGTGCGAGCACGTTGGGGTCATCCAGGCCGTCGGGGTACTGAGCGAGGTCCACGGAGTTGCCGAGGCCCTCACCGTTGCCGTAGGTGCGGATGCGGTACTGGATCTGGACGCGCTCCGTGGTCTCAAACCCCATGGTGGGGTCCATCATGTCGTCGTCGAAGTTCGTCCCGCCGTACTGCGTGTTGCCGTACTTGTAGATGGTGCTCGCCGAGGGCTTGTTCGCGGTGCTGGGGTTGGCGGCGATCTGCGCCTGCCACACCTCAAGGAACACCAGGTCCACACGAGCGTCGGTGCCGGGAGGGTTGTAGAGGTTGATGCGGTTGCTGGGGTCACCGTCGCTTACCCCGGTGCCCGTGACCGGGACGAGCCAGCCATTGACGTTGGCCCACATCATGGGCGCGTCCTCACTGGCGGACGGACGCCCCAACTTGAACCAGTTGCTCCAGTTCTCGTTGGTCACGAAGTCCTGGTCCGCCATCATAGGGTCGAGCAGGAACCCCGAGTGCATCTGGGACCGCACGACCTCAGCCATGCGGTTCATCTCCATCTGCGACATCAGGTTCAGTTCGGAGTCGAGCGGGGGCTTTGAAGCCTGCCATACCACCGTCTGAAACTGACGCTGAATGGCCGACAGTGTGCGGCTCACGCCGTTTCCGAAGTCCTGTGCCATGTTCTATGTCTCCGTAAGCGATGGATCAGGCGAGCCTCACCCTTACCCCGGAGGGCTTGATAGCCGGACTACCGGGAAGCGCGGTCGATAGCGTTCAACTTCGCCTGAGCGTTTCGCTTCTGATGCGCCGACGCGCCGGGATCACGAAGGACTTTGCGGTACACGTCCTTGCGGGCATCAGCCCATCGCTGTCGCTGCTTGCCCTTGAGGTCTTTGATGGAGAGGTGCTTCATCATGGCCTACAGCGGGGGCAGAAGGTCAGGGAACAGCACACAGAAGCCCTCGACGTAGATCTTGTCGGTGCCGAGGTTGAGAAATGCGATCCGCAACTCGGTGCCTGCGTTGACCAGGTCAATCGGCTCCAGGTAGGGGATGCGATACCACGACACGCCGTCGTCCACGCTGGCGTAGACCAGCAGGCTGGGGTCTTCCTCGGCGATCTCCACCAGGCTCTTGATGGCCGGGGAGTTGCCCGTCGGAGTCGCCGCAGCGGTGATCCCCTGGTCCTCGGTGGTCGCCATGCGGTTGACCTTCCACCACATCATCACCTCGTCGGTGCCGGGGTGGGCCTCGACGATGGTGAACCCGCTGACCCCGCCAGCAGCGACGACGGTGATCTGGGTGTTGGTCGGAGGCACGGGCCGCAGTTGGATGCGACTCGGGACCGTGGGGTCAATCACCGCCTGCACCAACGTCGCGAAGGAGTTGGCAGGGTCGTTGATCGCAGCCACGATGTCCGCCGCGATGCCCGCAGCGGTTCCGCTGCTCAGGGAGAAGTCGTCGTTGCCTGGGGTCCGAGCACCGCCCACTGCCTCAAGGGGGAGGGCGTCGAGGGCCACGATGTCACCGACGACGAGGGTGACCGGGTCGTTGACCTCGATGTAGCAGGGGTTGAAGTACCACAGGTCGATCATCGCCGTGACGAGCGAGCCGTACAGGTTGTTCGCGCGGCCTTCCGTCCGGGGCAGGATGGCCAGCGAGTTGGGGACCATTCCCACCGAAGGAGCGCCTGTAGGGCCTCCCAGTTGGCACCGGGGGACCGTGTTGGGGCCGAGCGGTGAGGGGAGTGCTGGGGTCGTGTTCGCGGCAGTCGGCTGCGGCGTGGGGCTGGTCAGGTCGAAGGCGTCCACGTCGCCGTTGTCGATGTAGAAGTTGTAGATGATGTGGTCGTACATCGGGTAGCGGATCAGGAACTCGGCTGCGGTCCGCGAAGGGATGGAGTCGAGGTCTTCCTGGGGGAACCAGAAGGAGGATGAATCCACCTCCAACGCCGCGCCCTCGGGGACAGGGAAGACCCACTGTCCGTTGACCGGAGTGCTGCTACCCGTTTCGGGAGTCGAGTCGGTACGAACAATACGTCCGCCAGGGGCGACCCCTGTCGTGTCGTGGCTTGCGATGTCGGTGAAGATTCTCATGGTGTTGCTTTACCCCTGGATCGTCTTGAAGGTCTGGAGCGCGGTACGCTGCGCCGTGAGGCCATCCAGATTGGCTTCGACAGGGGCGCTGGCTTTGGGCTGTGTGACCTCACCCGTGATCCGACCGTTGGCGTCGAAGGTGGCAGTCTTGTAGTTGGTCATCTTGTCGTTTTGCCGGAGCGTGCCGCGAGCCCTCTCCCGCTCAAACTCTCCGTTCCGCACCTTGTCGAACTTCCGGTACTGCTTGGGGTCACGGGCGGGTGCCAGGGAGGCGTCCCGCACGATGTAGGCTGGGTGCTCCAGCCTCCGACCCACACCGGTCGCCGTAATGTCGAGGAACGACTGAGGCGGCTCCACCTTCGGGTCCGGGTGGTCCTTGAAGTAGTGCTCCGTGGGGTTCGTGCTGTTGGTCAACGCCTCCTCCATGACGTACTGGAGGTCGGATCGAAGCATCCGCAGGAAGTTGCCGTAGATGAACCACCCCTTCGGTGCCTTGCTGTCGATCAGCCGCAGCACGTCCCGGTCACCGGAGCGAGCCGTCTCACGGAAGATGCACCGCGTCGAGATGATGAAGTCCCAGTCGTCCACCCCTGCGAGCAGGTACTCGGTGAAGTTGGCAGCCTCCAACTCGACGTTGGCGGGCAGCGCGCTGGCGACCTCCAGGTTCGCCGTCGCAGAGGCGATGGCCTCCAGAGACAGGTCGATGCCTCGGTAGATGACCTCCGGGCGCGTGGCGTGGAGCACCTTGGCGAAGTCGCCGTTGCCGCACCCGATGTCCAGCACCCGCGTGATCCCAGCAGGGATCTTCGACACGATGGCGGCGAACACCGCGTTGCGTCGGGTTTGCACCTGTTCTGCGGTCAGTTCGACACCACTGGTGTCGAGAGGGCCCGGATCGCGCTGGGCCCAGCCGTTCTCGGTCACCTCCGCTATCGCAGGGGCCATGCTCTCGGCTCGTGCGTATCTGCTGATGTAGGTTCCGATGGATGATGCCATGATTTCTCCTACAGCACGATGTTGTTGGCATTGACACTGGTCCCCGCCCAGGTCCACTTGGCCTGGTTGAAGTTTTCGGTGCCTGTAGTGTCGTTGTTGCTCATGTTGGAGGTCACGATCCCCTCGGGGATCATGTCATTGGGGTTCGGGGAGATGGTGTTCGCCCAGTTGACCTCGATCAGTACACCACTGGAATCGCCACGGACGATGTTGTTCGTCACGTTCCAGTAGTCATTCGTGTTGCCCGACTTCCCGGCTCCGAGGGTGTTGCCGGGCCCGATGTCAAAGTACACCCGGAACGAGGTGGCGTCGTCTGCGTTACCTGCAACATTGTTGCCCGTCATCACCAGTCCTCGGATCGTGCAGAAAATCCCAGACAGCCTCAGAAGACCGTCCTGGCTGTTGATGCCGGAGATCCACTGTTGGGTGTTCCCTTCGATCTGGTTGTGGGAGACAGACACAGTCTGTGCCTTGGTGATGTCGGTGACACCCCCCTGACCACTCCCGTCGATGAACCCATTGAGTGCGACGTTGACCGCGTTGACCCCCACGTTGCGGACCTGGTTGCTGTCGCAACTGATGGTGGACATGCCCGAGGGGGCCTGGTCGTTCACAGCAGCCAAGATCAACGAAACACCCGTCCACCCCTGGGCGTTGTCCAGGACGGTGAGGTAGCAGTGGTTGTGGTCCACAGAAACGGCGTGGATGTTCGACGAGAGGCCGGGGAAGACGTAGGAGCACCCTCCTTCAAACGCGACCATCGGAGATCCCGTCCCCGAGGAAAAAGTCTGTCTCCCGGTGACGACCGTGTTCCGAGAAGCCGTGAAGCCATGGACGTTTCCGCCAGCGCCTGATGTCCCACCGTGCCTCCAGTGAGCGCCTCTACGACTACAGTCCGTGATGGTGTTGCCGTTCATGGAGCCGTTCTTCAACGTGACGTCGTAGTGCTTCATGTCAGTGTCGCACTGATGGACGTAGATGCCCGTGCGGCAGTTGCTGATGACGTTGTCGTCGATGTGGACGTTTACGAACTTGCCCTCGTAGTCGCGGCTGCCGTCCTCCCCTTCCCAGCGGATGCCGTAGTCATTCTCGTCCCCCAACTGCCGGATCTGGTTGCGGCTGATGGACATATCCTCGATGTCCACGTCCGAGTCCCCCAGCACCCGAAGTCGGATGCCGCCGTCGGCGTTGTCGGACAGCGTCATGATGTTGTCGTCGAGGCTGATCCCATTCAGTACGGTGTCGAGGCACTGGAGGTAGATGCCATACGCTTCCGTGGCCCCTCCGCTGAAACCGCTGTAGCGCATCTGGTTCCGAGAAACCGACAACCGCTGCGTGGTGGGAAGGTCCAACTCGATGCCAGACCCCAGCACGTTGAGAGAGAGGCCGGTGCTCTCGGTCGTCGAGTTGTCGTCCACGCGGAGGTCAACGACCGAGTTGTAGGGGGCGAGATCAAGGTAGAACGCTGTCGCACCATTGGTGGTGCCACAGTTGGCGAGGGTGTTTCCGCTGACAGAGACGGTGCTGATAATGGACAGCGAAACGGTACTGGCGGGGTTGACTCCCAACTCGACCACGGGCAGGGCAGCGGCGCTGGTGCCTGAGAGGTCGATGATGTTGTTCTCCAGGATGATCCCCCGGTCGGTGTTGGAGCCTGCCACCGCAGCCTCACCGCCAAACAGGCACTTGATCGCTTGCACGTCCTGGTTGTAGATGTGGTTCCCAGTGACCTCAAAGGACTGGGTTGCGCCTTCCGAGACGTAGAGAAGGCCCGTGGCGCTGGACCCCGAGGTGCTGTTCGCTGCGATCTTGTTGTCGGTGATGCAGATATTTCTCGTGAAGCCAGTCTCCGCCCCGTCGAAGGCGATGCTGATCCCGTTGAGGAACGCATCCTCGACGTTGTTCCGGCTCATGGACAGCGTCTCGATGTCCATGTCGTTGAAGGCGAGCACAGCGCCGCCCGTGCCTCCCTTGAGCGTGTTGTCGTCGAAGGAGAGGTTGTTGGACTGGAGGTCCGCAACGCCGTTGCCGTTGAGGATGATGTTCAAGGCGTTGAGCACCGTGGCACCGGAGTCCAGGACGGGGAGGGTGATCTGGTTCGACACCACGTCCAGGGTCTCAATCTCCGTCTCCGTCGCCGCGATGACCAGTGGTCCTCCGAGGAGGTTGTCGGAGATCATCCACTCCTGACAGGTCAGACTTCCAGCCCCGCCAGTGGCGTTGATGCTCACGGCAGGGGCCTGAGAGGCCGGGACCGCGTTCGGGCCCGTGGAGTTGATGGTGTTGTTCTGGGC